TCAATACCCGGAGATCGACATTCTACCCTCAAGCCGTGCAAAGCTCTCAATCTTCTTTTCCTTCGTAGCTTCATTATACACGTCCATTGTAGTGGAGATATCGCGGTGTCCCATGATCTCCTGGATGATTTTTACATTCGGCTCGTTCTCACACATCCTTGTGCAAAATGTGTGGCGAAGGTTATGGACGCTGAAGTGGGGAAGCACTTCATAATCCCCTTCTTCTCGGTTCGCATCACGGATAATTCGGTTGATCGCCCGGTTCACTACGTGAGGATTTAACATCTGCCCGAACCTGTTGCAAAATATAAATCCTTCGTAGCCGTCAATAGAGCATCTGTTATTTCCCCTGGGTAAAGACAGCAACTCCGCCTTCACCTCGGAAAACATTGGCACAATCCTGGTTCCACTCTTGGTCTTTGGCGTTGTCACTTGATACGCCATCTTTCCGTCTTCCATTTGCCGATAGATCAGATTATGGTTGATGCTGATCAGCGCATGCTCGAAATCGCAGTCTTTCCAGCGAAGCCCTAATATCTCACCAATCCGTCCACCAGTCCCGAGAAGAATTGTAAAGAGCGGCTTCCAATGTGCATACACGCTTGAAGATGACACGAAGCTCATGAACCGTTGTTGCTGCTTCTCTGTCAAGGCATGGCGCTTCGGCTTCTCCCAACTATGGCTCTTCTTTATTTCCGAAAGAACTCCGTCAGTCGGATTTGTCCGAATATATCCATCCCTAACAGCGGCTGCAAAAACCGGATGCAGAAGCGTCTGTATGTTTTCGACGCTATTGGGCTTGAACCCTTTATCCCGTATCAGCGAAATATAGAATTTCTTCACATCGCTGTACTTGATTGCCCCAACCTCCATGTATCCGATTGCATCTCGTATAAACTGTTTCCACATGTACTTGTAATTGCACCTTGTGGAGTCCTTCAGTTCATACTTTATCGAAATGTATTCGTCATAGAAGTGGTTGAGCGTAGTGTTCTCAGCCTTGTAGCCGTCTATACCATCCTTCAGATCCTGCTGGACCCTCGCCTCCATCTCCCGAAGTGGCTCCGATGCTCTCTTTCCTTCTGGGAGCTTGTCCGTCTTTACAAGCCTCCAGCTGTACAAATACCGCCGAACGCCTTTCGTGTCGTTGTAGCGATACATGTACATTCCATCAGATCGCTGCACCTCGCCATCGCGTAGGATTCGCCCCCTGACATCCCGCCGTTTTTCGGACATTTCTTCCTCCTGTCCGAATCTGACATGACCAGTTTATTGTACCACATCCGATTCGCTAAATCAACGTCAGTTCATCAATCAGCTTCTCAAATAACACCCTTTTAATCTGTGGTCGATTCCCGTTCCACAAGATGTATCGGGCGTTTTTATTTTCGCTGATGAGTTTTCGGAGCTTGTTTTCCCCAATGCGAAAATAGACGGTGGCCTCCTCAACTGTCAGGGTGTACTTCTCCCAAAGCGGAATCTCGGTCATCATATAACCTCCTCCTTCAAAAAAAAAGAAAAGGGAATGCGTTTTTCGCGCTTTCCGACTCTGGAATTTTATCACATAAAACCGTTGCCTGGGTACGGTGTTTTAGATTGTGCTTTTAACTTAGAATAGCCATCCTATTTTAGATTAGAATAGGAGGGTGCCTCATAAAGAAACACCCTCCCAGCTTATAGGGTAGCCGACAGGTTCTTAGACGTTCCACTCAGAAGAATCACTGGACTTTTTCGGGACATTGGTTTATACTCGTTGGCTTGTCCATATCCGCCATAGTTAAGCGCGGCCGCATCGTTAACAAATAGTTTGTCCACCGACCGCGCCTGTCGATTTTGAATATCCACTCGGAAGAAAGCCTGCTTCATCACCATTGGCAGATGGGAATGTGAATGCACATAACAGTCCGCGTCGACAATTCCAGCCATATCAGCCAGTCGAATTGCCTTTGCACCTTCCTTACGTCCGCCTCCAGTTCCATGTGTAGCGTAAATGGTGTAGATCATTTTCTGATTCTCACGCCCATTGGAACGATCTTTGGGCGGCTTGTTTCCGAATCGCAGAAAGATCAGCATGCCTTCTGGCGAATACTTTCCCTCGATGCCGAGATCCTTACACACGAAGCGCATCATATCAATTCCGTCTGTTTTATAGACTCGATTTTCATGATTTCCGGTGTCGCCGCCAATAATTCGATCTTTGATGGGCGTCAAGAGTTCAACAGCCTTTTTGATTTGCTCCATCGGCGGCATGATTTCTCCATAGATATCTGATACGCCAGACCGGATCGCGGTATTCATAATGTCACCATTGAGAATGCATAGCCCACGAGGATCTTCCGTGATTTGCTTGATTCGTTCATATACTGTGTTCATGTCGGCATTCGGATCCCCGATATGTAAGTCAGACAAAATATAAATTCTCGCGTCTTCCCATTCTGCCGGATAATCAGCCGTTATACAACGCATTGACTCGCCTCCCGTTATTCAGCTTCGGGAGGCGATTCTACGATTTCTTCCTCATTGCCAACCAGATTGATTTGCACCAACCCGGACTGCATTTCATTGACGGCCGCTTCAATCAGATTACCAATCGTCTCAGCATTCTCGTTTACGATATCCTGGTCAACGCCATCAGATAGGGCAAGCTGTTCCACAATCGCCGCTGCTTCGTTCTTACGCAGCTCATTATCTTTTTCCAACTCGCCGTTCTTAACCAGTTGTTCAACGACGCGTACTGCCTTCGCAGCATAGTCTGCGAACAAATTAACGACGCTATCGCCCTTGCCGAGGCCTTCCAACATATCGCTTACCTTGTCAATCAGGTTGGCAATGTTGGAAAGATCCGTCGTCTTCATTTTCCCCTTCTTATAAAGGTAAGTCAGAACCCCAGCGATCCCAAGTGCGACAATTAGTGCTACGATCCCTACCAAATTTGTGTTCAAAAGATCCATCATACTTGTCCTCCTTTAAATATCATCAACCTGAAGCTTCTTCATCTTCTTCGGAAGAGTCCTCGTCTTCGGTTTGATTTTGTTTCCTGGCGCTGAAATACCCAAGAATACCTTTTTCAGCTACAGAATTTCCACAATAAAATCCGATGGCAACCATCATGATGTCATCGGATCCTTGTTGAAACGTTGTTAGGGCGTCTGCGGTTTCCGGTCGAAAGGCAATGAGCACCAAAGTTATCAGGCGAAAGAAACCCCACAAGGCTGTAACAGCCACCGTGATTCGCTTAGAGAATTGGACGTACTGTTTCTTAGATGGCTGTATCACACATTTATCAACCCTTTCCGCGTTTCGCCATGTAGGCGTCCAAATCGGTTTTAACCTCTTTCAGCTTATCCACGCCATTTCCCGTAATCTCATGCATTAAAATCGCATTCATGGCATTTAGGACGTACACCATATCGGTGTTTACCAGATCCAGACGTTTTGTGTCTCGCTGTTGCTGTTCTTCAACGGTATCGAGCCGTTCGTTGACTTTGCTCACTTCATTCACGCCTTTGCCGAATATATTCTTGAATGCCGCCACACCCTTATCTACGACGGTCAATGCCGCGAACACCGCAAGAATTACGGCGATAGTGGTTTGAAAATCAGTTAATGTCAAGTTCTCCATTGTCGACCACCTTAAGATACGGTGGAGTATTTATTAGATACCCAGACAATCCGCTTCTCGTAGCGCCCGGCAAACCATCCATTAGGAGCGGTGGCGACATACTCAAGAACAGTTCCCTTTGTCAGTTGTCCTACGCTGTCGTAAGTCGTTGAATCCCCGACGCGGGCATTAACTGATTTAGCGGTTATTGTGATGACCTTGGTTCCGGTCGGAAGTTCGGGGTTCGCGATCGTCTCAGAATCTGTCTCAGAATTCAGCTTTGAAACTGCTTCGATTATAGCGGCACGTGTCTCGGCATTGTACGTTCCGGAAGCAGCCAAGCCAGAAGCCGTCTGAAAAGCTTTAAGCGCTATCTCTGTTTTGCTCCCAAACTCCCCGTCAACACCATTCTTTTTCTCCCCGTATGTGCCCAGATTATATCCGAGAGCAAGGAGATTCTCCTGAAGTTTGGTAACCGCGGAGCCCTTATCCCCGGATTTGAGCTCATCAGGATCTTCAGCCGCATCGGGAAGAGAAGCTTCTACACCGTAGTCTGGACGCCCAAACCCAGCCAAACGGTTGTAAGTGAGCTTGTACTTCTTTTTGCATACGCCGCCACCGTTCGCTACAACGCCATTTGCGCCGCTGGTATTACCTTCCACGGTGTAAACATAGGTACCGTCAACGTCATACACGAGGCCAGTATGTTGGATCGTGGTTCCGCCGATGCCGTCTTTCGGGTAGAAGAAAATCTGATCACCAGCTTGAGGCTTATCAAACAAATGACCATTATTCTTGTAATACCCGCGACTGTATTTGCACCCAGCTCCAGAGTTGCTGCTGGCCTTGGTCGGCTGGAAAGTCAACTTCAATGCGTCAGCCTTCCCAAATGCCTGTACAAAGCACCAGTCAACAAATACATCGCACCAGGCAACCGACTGCTTACGTCCATTATAAAAATTCAACGCATCCAAATCGCGAGCGTATTTGGTATAATTGGCGCTTCCGGCATTGGCAGTCTTATCATCAAGATTAGCGGCCGATTTCTTTTCAAGATATCCGACCTCCGCGAGTGCGATATCGATAACTTTTTTGGGATCGTAAGACATAGTAACATCTCCTTCTTGATCGTCTTCGGGGTGAGCCGTAAAGAATGACAACGGCTTATCCCCGATTATCTTGTTGAGATCAACACGACTCTTTACACCGGCAAGCGTCCCTTTACTGGTATACTGCCAAAGATCGCAGTCGTAATCGGGTTTGGTCTCCGGATCTCCACTGTTTTTTCCATATCTCGGAATCCATACGTAAGCAAAGCTTTTGTAGTCCAGTTTCCAAACCTTGTAAAGATGATGGCCAATATACACTGCAATCGGAATGCTTTCGCCGCTGCATTCTTTGAGTTTGCGAATGAACGCATCGACAACGGCTTTGGCCGTACCAGCCAATTTCTTTTCACAAGTGGTCAACCCCGAATATTCACAATCGATGACATAAAAAAGCGGCGGACACTCGGAAGTTGATTTGTAAAACACATCTGCTTCATCAGCTGCGTCGTCAAAGTCTGTTGCTTTGAGGTAATGATAGGCGTGGAAAGGAATCCCCAGTCGGTTGCATTCAGAAGCGTTCCGGTCATAATTGACATCCTTATTGAGCCCGCAGGATGCCCGCAAAATACAAAAAGACAGCTCATTTGCCGCCTTCTCCCAATCTACGGTTCCTTGGTATTTGCTTATATCAGCAATCTTCTTCATGATCTCAAGTCAACGCCTCTTTCCATAAATTTTTATAATAATCGTCCATGCGCTGAATCAGTTTGTAACTGTTTCCTTTTGCCGCGTGATTCTTCCAAGCCTCAAAGCACTCATCCACTTTTTCTCGTGTGCGTTCGCCCTTTTTCACAAGGGCTACCAGCTTGGCAAGTTTCTTACGCTCATGTTTCACGTTATTTGAGTTTAAGATCATAACGACCTTACCCGTCTTCGTTATACGAAAACAGAATCCGAGGAACTCAATACCTTCGGATAATGGGGTTATGTTGGTCTTCTTCGTATTGAACCGGCATTCAAGATCTAGCAGCATTTGCGCCAACCTTGCCTTACATTCGATCAAATACGATTTGTCGTGATGAATCAAGATGAAATCATCCATATAACGAATGTAATATTTAATATGCAAGACTTCCTTGATGAAATGGTCAACGGCGTTCAAGATGCCGATTCCGGCAATCTGAATCATTTGGCTTCCGGGGTTATATCCGGTTTCGCCATCATACTGACCGTCGAGAACGTTCAAGGCCTGCTGATATGTCCATCCGTCGATGACCTTCTTAAAGCAGTCACGAACAACCTTATGCGACATGTTCGGATAATAACCTTTAATGTCACATTTGAGCACATAGCCTTCGATTCCGTGTTCCCTGTAATTTCGTTGTAGAAAACACTTGAGTCTGTCCCGAGCTTTATCCGGGCCCTTCCCTTCTTGACAAGCCATGTTGTCGTAAATAAAGCTTCGGCTGATTCTTGGGTAAATGATATTGTCGTTCAGACTTCTTTGAAACACTCGATCCCGAAACGCCACACTTACAATGTCTCGCTCTTTGGGATAGGTAATCCTAAATCTCTTAGGTTTTCGCTGCTTGTAGCTTCCATTTTGAAGTTGCCGTTCAAGTTTGAGGTTTTCCTCAATCCCATTCAAAAAGTAGGAAGCGGGCGCATCTTTCCATTTAACGCCATGTAAGCATTTCATCATGGATTCGGTTAAGGCTTCAAAACTGGCGACAGTATCAAAATCTCTTAAGTGCATAGGTTCACTATCACTCGACGCAATAGAACCATCTTCAGAGTATTGTTTAGTCATAAGACAGGGCATTCAGCTCCTTGTGTCATTGCTAAAATGCGCCGCTTCTCAGAAGCAGCCGTGTGATTTATAAAGGCACGACACAATCCGGGGAGAACCTATTCGCATTGATAGCGTTGTTGTTGTTGACATTGCCAGACGTATTGACATTCCACGTATTGTAGGAATTGCCACGATTAGCACTACGCAAGCGAACATTCTGCGACCAGCCTACAGCCCAAAGAGGTTACTGCTCTTCGTCAGAAAATCTTTTCATGTCACTTTGTGCCCAATGTTTGGTCCTATCTCGAATGCTGATGACCATCTGACCCCAGTATTTCACCCTTTTCCGGCTTAGATGGAATACCCGGTGCGCCAAATCAATCAGTTTGAGCAAGCGTGTTGTACTTTTAACTGCTTCATTTTGAAGTCGTCTACGTTCTCGCCTGTCTCTCAAAAAATCTGGCGACTCTTTTACAACCCGGATATCGTTCGCTTCGCTGATAAATAAATAGATATTTTTAGCTTGCGTGATAATATCATCAGTCAGCGCTCTTTGATGCTCTGGAAGGAAGATCTTCTCGTTGGCTGTAATCTTCAGCGTATAGCTTACTAATTCCTCAGCCTTGACCTCCAAAGAAAACCTTCCGTTTCCACCTCTTGCTCCCTCAGGTACGGACATGCTTTTCTCTCCCAAAAGACAAAAGGATAGGGCCTGCCTTTCGCAGACCCCATCCCAGTCGTTGATATCAATCTTCTATGGTGTACGGCTCGCCAACGATTTCCTCGTACTCCGTATCGGTAATCCATTCTTTTCCAACGGCATTATAGACGTATTCCTTCGGCCACATACCGTTGTCATAGTATCGTTTTACCAGACTAAATTTCCGGCTCATCAGAGATACCCCCTTCCAATCCATCCGAGTTGTCCTCAATCAACTCGACATCAGACATCATGGCGATGTAATTCAAAGTCGCCCAAGCTTTTTCCAACTCCCGCTGGGCAGTCTCAAGCTCGGTCTTTTCTTTAATCCCCATGGTATTTGGAACGTAACGAAACATGGTTAATTACTCCTTTCTCACCGGGCTTCGCCCGGGATGGTTGGATTAGCAGAAGGCACAAACCGGGGAGAACCTATACGCATAGATAGCGTGGCCGCTGCTGTGGACATAGCCAGACGCATGGACACCCCACGCATTGTAGGAATTGCCACGATAAGCACTACGCAAGCGAACATGCTGCGGTGAAGACTGAGCATTGATGGCCGTCGTAATGAAATTAGGATAAGTTCCGTATTGAGCAACCGGAGCATTCACACCAAGTCGTTTACGCCAATACTCGAAGTATTCACCCTCAGCCCCAGACAGTTGAGGAACGACATTCATCTGTTCCAAAGACGGCAGGAAGAAGCGATCATACGTGTCCTCAGTAGTGTTAGAGAATCCTTCCACCGTATTCAGCGCGGTCGTTACTTTGATGGGTTTAATGGCGTTAAGGAGATCGTCCTTGAATCCACTCATAAAGCCGTTCTTTGCATATTCATTTGGACGAATATCAAAGTCTTCCTTCGATGCCCACCATCCGGTTCCCTTGGCGTTAAGATACTGACGAATGGCGCTCGTACTCCAACGGTTATGGCCGTAGCCAACAGAGTGCATACAATTGAGACCTTCGTCTCCAAGCATCGTCAGGTTCATACTGCCCAAACTCGTTCCTTCCGCCCCGGAAACGATGGAAACCGTCTCAATCGGACTCGCTGCCGTTGGGCTTGCCCAACTCTTGACTTTCCAACTGGATGAAAGTGTGTCAGGCATTCCTTCAAAACCGCTCAAACGACCACCAGCAGGGACATTCTGAGTAAGGGTGAAATTCCAACTCGTCCCCGATTGGGCGTCTTTGCTACCCCAAGTTGCATTAAACGTGACATAATATTGGCCAGCGGGCAAACCATCAGGACAATTCATAAAAGCCTGATAATTGCTGAACTGAACGCCAAAGGGAGAACAGTAATGCCATTGAACGAACATGCCCGGAACAACGGCACCGCTTTCCAACGTCACTTCTCCATGATGAGCAATGTTCAGCGGAACCTGATAAGCTGTCTCATCCGTATTGTGGCTACTATCATCCATATCTTTCCAGGGGATCATAATTTGATCTCCAATGGGGAAAATACGTTTGTTTTCATCAACAGAGTTATTACGAATAATTCTGGCAATTTCCGAAACGTTCTCAAAGATCTGGCTTCGGCTTCCGGAAGCAAGCATGGATAGATAAGCATTTTGAATTTTCATCTGCTCCAACATGCGTTCTCCGGTTTGATTTAGAAAAATAGGTTCATTGGTGATGCTCATTCTCTTTCAACCTCCACGCATAGTTTTCCATTAACCATGGTTAAACCCAAATCAGCAAATACTTCAGTCACCTGATTCGGAAGCGCTGCAACAGCAGCGTCACAGGCCGTAGCTGACGCACTTGCCGTAGACGCTGCGACATTGGCGCTGGAAGCGGATGCGTCCGCATTAGATGCAGAAGCATTCGCTGTGTTTGTAGCGGATCGAGCATCAGATGCAGCTGCTTCACAATCGGTTATCTTTTGCTGGACTGTTGCTACGGAGCTATCCGCAAGTGTCTTGGCAGCGTCGACGTCAGAATAACATTGAGCGATGGAATCATGAATGGATTGCCGAACATCCTTACCATATACAGCTTTCAGAATGTTTTCAAGCAACACACTAATATTACTCATCGCGTGTCACCCCCACACATAGCTTTCCATCAACCATCACAAGACCGAGCTCGGAAAACAACCCAACAACCGTTGTCGGAATATTTTCCGTTGCTGCGGTACAGGACTGCGCCGCTGTATTGGCTGCGCTGGTAGCGTTATCACAAAGGGTCTTCGCCGAAAGCGTATTTACAATAGCTGTTTGTGCGTCATTGATAACGGTATTCGCATTGGACGCTGATTGATTGGCGTTATCTGCTGCATTGCTTGCAGCCGCAGCTTTCTCATTAGCATTTGCCGCGGCTGCGTTCGCGTTTGCAATAGCGGTAGTAACATTTCCAACAGCAGCATTTGCTGCGCCCGCGGCAGTGTTTGCGGCTGTCGCTTTCTGATCGGCGAGTTCAGCCTTGTCATCCGCGTTTTCGGCAGCGGCATTTGCATTTTCAGTAGCCGTGTTGGCAGCTTCGGCAGCGGTATTGGCAGCGGTAGCTTTCTCGTCGGCCAAGGCCGCTTTCGTGTCGGCCAAGGCCGCTTTCGTGTCGGCTAAATCCGCTTTTGTCTGTGCGAGCGTAGCTTTTGCGTCCGCATTATCGGCAGCAATATTGGCCGCGGTCGCTGCCGTATTGGCTTCAGTAGCGCGTTGATCCGCTAGGTCAGCCTTTGTTTGCGCCAAACTCGCTTTTGTGTCGGCGTTGGACGCGGCGGTATTGGCCGCATTTGTAGCGGTTACAGCGGCCGCTGCTTTCTCTTCAGCGAGGGTGGCTTTCGTGTTGGCATTGGATGCTGCCGTGGTGGCATTGGATGCTGCCGTGTTGGCAGCGGTTGCCGCCGTGTTAGCAGCTGTAGCTTTCTGATCAGCCAATGTCGCTTTCGTGTTGGCATTGGAAGCCGCCGTATTTGCCGCTTCAGCTGCGGTATTTGCCGCTTCAGCTGCGGTAGTGGCGGTTCCGGCTGTGGTATTGGCCGTCGCCGCTTTTTGATCAGCCAAATCTGCCTTAGCTTGAGCGAGGCTTGCCTTTGTATCGGCCAGGCTCGCCTTTGTATCGGCCAAGTCTGCTTTAGTTTGAGCAAGGCTTGCTTTTGTGTTGGCATTGGATGCGGCGGTATTGGCCGCCGAGGTCGCAGCATTCGCTTCCTCGGTAGCCTCTTCCGCCAACGTTTTAGCGTTGCTTACATCGGTATAGCACTCTTCGATGGAGTCGTGGATTGCGTCGCGCACCTCAACGCCATATACCGCGTTCAGAATATCATTCAGTAGGTCCTGAATTCTGCTCATTCAAATCACCATCCGTTTCCTCGTCCATGGTGGGCTCTTGGGCAGAGGCATCAGCCTTTCTCACGATCTCGTTGATATCTTCGATCAACTCATCGCACGCGTGGTTAACGTATACGACGTAAGCCGAATTTTGACGGCCTTTGATCTCCATGGAATTGACCGCTTCCCGAATCTTGGTGATCGACTGTCCAAAATCATAAAGAGTTTTTGCCATGTTTTCCTCCATTTTGATGTATTAGCCGCCAGTATAGCCAGTGTTACCAGAGATATTGTGAGTCGCATTAACAGATACGCCGGTGGTGGTATAACTCGTGCCGCTAACGGTGACCTTATGCGTATGTCCATTCGCGGCGCTCGCACTAAAGCTGTGCCTATGAGAACTTGGCCAGTAGGAAGAAGGCTTCCCGGAAATATGACTCCAAGGAATAGTCGCCGCCGCAATAAGTTCTTTCACTCTTGCTTCAGTCACATATTCGGAATGTGTATGGTTTCCAAGAGCAACAACTTTGCTTGATCCGCCAACTTTACACCAGTATTTTCCGGTTTCAGTGGAGCTGCCCCATGCATTTTGCCCATCCACATAACTCTTGGTTGCGAACCCCTGTTCCGTGATCCATGCCGCTGTTACCAATGACGCAACCTTATTATTTACATACTCCTCTGTAGCAACGGTTTTGCCGCCCATGCTAAATCGCGGAGAAGAGACATAATTATTAGAGTATAGATTATCGGCAACCAAACCCTTAACGGTTATCTGTTTGCCGATAAGTTTACTGACATCGATATCTGCCGCGCTTATTTTGTTCGCAATGAGCTCGTCGATACCGGAAATGTCGTCCTCCACGATCTTAATCCGATCGTTGATCGTCGTAACAGCGGCATTCAGCGAAGCTCGGCTCGCCTTTAAACTGATAGCATCAGCATTTGCGGAAATAGAACTTTCAAGAGTGGTTGCTTTTGTCTCAATGGAGGCGATCTTTGTTCCATATTCTGACTTCATAACCGCCGAGGTTTCCAGAGTACTGGCCCTTGCTTCAAGGCTGGAAATTTTTCCAGAATATGAGGCAGACAGTGTGGCTACGCTAGATTTCACGTCAGAAATCAATTTCAAATCAGCGGTTCGGTTTTCATCGTAAACCGCTTTCATCAAAGCAGATGCCTGTAACTCGGTCGATTTCAACTCAACGGCAGCAATTCGATTTTCGTGGGTTGTTTGCAAAGTTGCGATTGCTTCACCAAGCTTATTTGCCGTAAGTGTTAGTTGAGCATCCCAAGCATTGATCTGTCCATCGACTTCCTCTTGCCACGAAGCTCGTGCATCGATTTCAGCGCGAAGCTCATCTGTAAACATTTGAATGTCGGTTCTGTTTGTAGTAACTTTACCATCAACCGCATCGATAGCTTCGCGCATCGAATAGATATTGACGTTTGGAGCTCCAGGAAGTGGATAGGAATCTAAGTCGATTCCGGTTTTAACTTCAAGGATTGTCTTCTGATCCTGCATCTTTTGGTACAGTGTTCCCAGATCGATATGTGCAGACTCTTCGTCAACGTTGATCCAAGCGTCAAAGAATTCTTGCAGTTCTTCTTTCGCTTCTTCAGAAGCCGCGTCTCCAGCCCCTCCGGCACCACCGCTTCCTCCACCTGTTGCGGCATCAGCATCTTCTTTTCGTTTGTCCTTGCGGTAGCGCTGGGTCAGCGTCTGCTTCGGGTTCCCGAAAGTATAGGTGTTATTGGAAGGGTTCTCAAGATCGTATTCAATTCGGGTGCAGGTCAGCATCCCTGATATGCCATGCGGTGCCGACCGAACATGAACGCGATCGCCAACATGGATCTCCTGGATAGTCGAATCGACCAAATGCATATCAACAGCTTTAATCGTGAATGTAATTGGCACATTCTCATGGTTGGCCATAAACCGCTGTGCGTTTTCAAGCAGTGTGCTCGCCTGATTTACGTTCTCAAATACGTGCGTCTTTACAATCCGCCCGTACAACGCTACGGCATCCGTGTCAACCAACTCTTCGCTTCCCCCGTTGACCGAAGCGATCGTAAGATTCTCGTCACCGATGGGGATAAGCACGGTGAATACTTCTTCAGCGGTTGCTTCTTCCGTCAAGTCGAGAATGTTTGTGCCGAGTTCGATTTCCTGCGTTGCGGTATTACCATAGTCCGCCACCAAATCAAGATAGGTCGTGTTTCCAACCCGCCTGGTTCTTAAATATCCACCGCAATACTCGATCAGGCAACTATCAATATAGTCATAGGTCGTCAGCCAATCGTTGCTTGTGGAATTGATGGCAATCTGCCGATAATCAAAACTTCCGGTCTCAAGATCTTCAATGTCCTCGGACTGCCCGGAGATGACAATACTTCGGTCCTCAATGGTAATAAGCCCAACTGTAAATCGTTTTTCAGCATCCATCTGGGCGTTATGCGCTGCAACAATCTTTTGAAACAATTGGTGCGTCGTGCCTGTGTATTTCTCAGGCTTCTGTACGCTGTCTACCAAATAGGCAAGATCCCCCTCAGCGAAGATCTTCTTGACGTTTTTGAAATTTCGATCATGGGAAAGAACTCGTCCTCGGAAGAGTTCCGTTTCATCCAGGTCGGTCGTTATCAGCGTTTTTAGCTTACGAAGCGAGTTGTAATGCGTGTTATTCGGTGGAAGAGCGAATTCGAGCGATCCGGCCTTACCCATCTCAAGCGTGAGCTTCGGAGACATCACGATCAGTGAGTCCTCAAGAGGCTGATTGAGCAGCTTTCCGTCCGCGTAAATATAAAACACTACAATCGACCTCCAGTCTGCCCGATCGTCACGGTGCCCGATCCGGCAAATGTCAGTACGTTCGAACCTTGAGGCAATACGATTTCTGAAATATGGTTAACCCCTTTGGTGAGGTTGTAAGTCTCTCCGGAAAAGGAAACGGTCATGCCAGACGCGGATACTGTAATCGTTGGGGAAACCGGCATCATATCCACAATGACGGTTACATCGAGGCTCCCATTTACCGGAAGGTCTTTGTAATATCGGATGATGCCCGTCTCAAAGTTGAAGGTGTCCCAAATCCATTCCTCGTCCGTTCCGAGAATATCCTTCTTGTAGGGGTTTACGTCATAATCAATTACGAGGCTGGAACGATCTTTGTTTGATTTCCAGGCATTTATGGCGAAACGCCCTTCGTAATAATAGCTCGGATCGTCTTCCAGTACAGCGCGCATCTTCTGCCCGTGCATATATACCATGATCTCGCTGTACAGCACCGTCCAGTCGCGGAAATCATTGTCTACATAGAACTCTATGGACCCCGTGCGGTTCTTGTATAATGGTCTTCCGGCCAACGCCGTAGTCAAATCCAGCGCTCCGTCTCCCCCCGGTATTTCGATCAGGTTTGTCTTGACCGAAGGTGGATTGAACAATGGACGGGACGTGGGAATCAAATGCCAGTCGTCCCATGTGTTCTTCGTTCCGAACGTGATCGAATGATACATTCAATTCCCTCCTTTCTTGTTCGGGAATAAAAAAGAACCCCGGAACTTGCCCGAGGTTCTTTCAGTTTATCGATGACGTCTTCGGTGGCGTCTTCTTTTCTTTTTCTCGTAAGGGTTGATTCCGGTTTTTCCTAAAATTAACACCATCGTAAAGATCGCTAAAATATCATCGATTGCTCCAGGCTATAAATCAATGGGAGAGACGGCATATATTATAGCTAACACTGTCAGCAAACCAACCATATAACATCACTCTCACATACTAAAGGACCTTATATGTTGCTTCTGATTTCCGCTTGAATGCGGTCTCCGATCGTCCTTGGTATCGTCGAATCGGGGTTGTCACATCGTATCGAGTAATTACCAACCGATTTCCCAGACAAAGAGAACGTAATCACAGCGTGATTTTTACTCAGACCAGTCTGGGAGGAGAACTCAATTGCTACCGAGTTATCATCGATTTCGACATTTTCAGTTCTTCTATGGCGATATGCGGTTTTCGTTGCAATTCTGGCAAATTCATTTTGACTTATGAGGATGTGCCGCGGTTCTTCCTCTGGAAAAGTTGCGTGCTTCGCCATTGTCTTGTGTCGAGAGACGCGACATATTTTTGCGGCGACTTTTATCATGAGTCTAGCAATTTTGTATAGTAGAAACAGAACTAAGAAGATGAAGCCGACGCCAAGCAGACCTTTAGGCATCAGCTTTCATCTCCTTTCTTCGGGTCATTCGATTAGTACTGGAAAATACGGTCTTACGAGGAAGTTTGCGTTCTTAATGAGCAGCACATTCCCTTCTTGCAAGTCCAATTTCAATATCTGATCCATCACGAAATGATCCATGTCGAGAAGTTCTTCTCCAGCATCGCTAAGCTCGCTCCACAACGACACTCTGCTCAGATTATATCCTTTACCTCCGCTGGCTGATTCCTGAACATTTACAAGTGTGCATACGAACTCATATTTCCCTACAGCGATGTCTTCTCCGACAATATACTGCCCGGATCCGATTTCTTGGCCGACGGTTCCGTTTCTCTCTCCTATCGCTTTGTCGACGGCATTCCGCAGCTCAATCAGTTCATCAAGGGTCATCGATGCAAAATCCAATTCTTCACCAAATGCGGGAACAGAGAACAACATAACTAGACCAACCAAGACGACTACAATCTTTCTCATGCAAATCCTCCATACCACAAATTCATGGTGTAGATTAGTTTTCAATCTTTTCATAGTTCCCAAAAGCATCAAATTTATATGTGCCCCATATTGTTTTTATTGTCTTTGTTTTGTTTCCTGTAAGCTTAAACTCTTGACCATCAACATACCACACAGTCGTTGCTTGCGAACCAACAACCATACTAGAACAGGATACAGATAAACTAGCTTGAGTTGCATTATCGGAAAACAGCATAGCTTGAGTTTCTGCGTCGGCTATTCCAGTCACGGAAATTCCATGCGTAACCTGAAACTTTTCAATCGCAGCTTTTGTGTTTTTCCCGAATTTACCATCAGTAGTTCCGGAAAGATAATACAAATCGATCAATCGTTGTTGAAGTGTCTTTACTTCATTGCTCGCGTCTCCGCTTTGTATGGTCCTATATTTACTGCTATCTAACTCATGAAGCGTTCCAGTACCATATTTCACTATAAGAACCATACCATTATCAATTTTTACATAACAAGATTCATCTTTATGAATTATCTTGTAAAACGATGAGTTTTCATCAAAACCACGACTTACACTATAATCCGCTGAAAATCTTTCATAAGATGCCTTGTCGGCAAAAGTCGCCACAACGCAATATCCATCAATCGTAGAATCACATGCGAAATAATATGAACCGGCTTGAATCCCTTTGCCCTCTTCGTATATAAGATCAGAGTTTCCATTAGGTTGTTGGATGGTCGATTCGATATTTTGTTGATCCTGTTCGCTTGATGCTAAGTCAGTCGGTCTTAGCGATATCGTTGCATCGCTTAGCTCGATCCTTTTAAGATCATCACCATCAAATCCAACAATAGTAGCCGTCACAGATACATTACGGCCCGCTTCTAACGTCCAACGATCATAAGAACATGTCGGGTTTTCAATCATGTTTCGAATGATGAAATCAAACGAATGCTCATATTTATCTTCGTAATCCCCAGGATAAATTATGAAAACATCTTGAGCAGTAAAATTATTGTCAATTGTTATGGTTTCAGTATCGTAATAATCAATATAACCGTCAAACGATATGCGACCATCGTAAGCCGCCATAAATGCATCAGCATTCATATCGATTATGTTGAAATCTACGTGAGTAACACTATCTGTAAGTTCAGAACCAAAAGCAGGAACAGAGAACAACATTACCAGACAAACCAATATGGTTACAATCTTCCTCATGTGAATCCTCCATTTTTCTTTCGGTGGTTGTTGCTGGAAAGGGAGGTATAAACACTTACGGTCAAGTATACTATACCTCCCTTTCACTGTCAAAAACAGGGATATTAAATTTCCATTATATCTTCTTCACAATCAGTTCCCCCTTCCTCTTCTGCTCGCATACGTTCCAAGCTGCGCGTCCATCTGACTTGCGGTCTGTCCGACCAACACGCCGGTATCAAGCACCACTTGCATATTGGATACGGCGCTACTCAGATCATCAAACCGTTTGGACAGGCTCTGTAATTCACTCACGATGTCACGGTTATCATTCCGGGTAGTAATGCCGTTCTGCTCAGCCATCAAAGCTCGACCGCTTCTCAAAGAAGTAATACCCCCAAAGAAGTTTCCTTCCATCGTTCTTTGGCCGTTGAACAGGCCGTCGATCGTTTGGAACCCATTTGTAACATCGCTGAGGTCCATCACCGGTCTGATGGTTGGTTCAGCGTCAATGTTATCGGTCATGTAACTCAGGTTGTTCAGCACCGAGCGTGCCGTATCGATTGCGCTCTTTCCAATATCGGTAGAACTCTGGCTAATGAGACCAGCGTATTTATCCATACCGCCAGAAAGGCCAAGATCCCAATACCGCCCCAACTCTTCGCCGACCTTAGAAGGTGAATTGATGGACCAGGTAATCCGAATTGCGTTGATCGCTCCTCTTGCGGCGCTCAATGCGGAGTTCTTGATAATGCCAGCCATACGGCCAATCCCGTTCGCGACCCCGCTTCCGAGATAAATACCGGCATTTTGCCAATCAATCCATGTCGCTCTCAACGCGGACACGCCTGTTATCGACAATTCGGTTGCGGCGGTGGATACCGTTGTGTCATTTTGAATTTCTACCTTAATCTGGCTGATTAACCCGGTTACGGCTGCAACTGCATCTCCGGAAGCATTTGTGAGTCCAGTTAAGAATCCCTGGAAACTGATCTTTCCGTACTCTTCAAGGATGCTTCCAACAACCGTGACGTTTGCCGGATCGACACCAGCAGCGCTTGCGGCCAGACCAACAAGGGTTTGGATAATACTCGTAGCTGAAGATAGGCTGGCCACGTCGGTGGTTCCGACATTCGTTTGGAACAAAGCCAGGCTCGCTCCAAAGTCGTCAAGAATCCAGATCAGGTCACTCATCTGGCTCGAATATGAGATGTCTCCATACTTACCAACTTCATCATTGAAGAGTTTGAAGTTTTCGAAGAGCTTCTTAGCTCCTTCAAAGTTGGTCGTCGTCACTTCGATGTTTTGAATGCCATCTGCCAGTTTCCCGATGTTAACGCCAAAAGTGGCCATGTTTCCACTCATCGTGGTGAGTGTACTCCCTTTAGAACCTCCGAAGAAGTTTCCGATGCTCTCGAACACGCTTCCGCTGGTCGTCAATCCACTAATAAATGTTCCGATTGCTTCGATCACATCGGACGCTTTGCCGATGTTTCCAATCTCAACCGCCTCGATGTTTGTAGAAAACGCATTGAGATCTTCTCCAACTTTACGCATGTTTGCGGCGTATCCAAGAAGTGTGTTTTCCTTACTACCTCCGAAAAACTTTCCAATGTTTTGCCAAAGTCCATCCTCTTCATCAAGAGTACTTATAAACGCCCGAATGACATCCAACGCAGTAACAGCATCTTCTGCCTTATCGACCGTTGCTCCAGACACGCTCGTGCTAAATGAAGCGAGCGCTTCTCCAACTTTCTTGATGTTCTCCGAGAACAGTCCGAGGTCTTGGGTGCCCATGATGCCCTGCGCCCATCCGTCGGTACTGGGCAGATTCTTATTGAGTTCGTTAATGGCAGTAGCCACGGCAAGGGCTTTTTCAATTTTATTTTCATCATAGTTCTCATCATCGAGCAGAGATACCTGAGAAATAAAACTGTTTAGCCCTGTTGCGAAGTTCGGCATTTCTCCGCCGAATAAGGATAGAGATTTGATACCCTCTATAGCATCAGCCCATCCTCCTTGCGCTTCTAGACTCTTTTCAAGATCAGCCAACGCTTTACCGATTTCGATCACGGCGTAGAGCTTGTCGTTGTCAGTTTCGGGATCGTATTTGATTAGCTTTACTTGGGTAATGAAGGAATTCAATCCCTCGGCAAACGGGGACATCCCAGTGCTAAATCCAGATAAAGACTTTACACCATCTATGGCGTCTTCCCATCCGCCCTGTCCTTCGAGATTCTTTTCAAGTTCTGCCAGCTTGGTCCCGATCTCGATAACGGCCGTCATCTTTCCCCCGTCTGTTTTGGGGTCATATTCGATCATTTTGACCTGGGAGATGAAAGAATTAAGGCCTTCTCCAAAAGGCTCTATACCTTCACTGAATTTGGAGAGAGACTTTACACCTTCGATTGCATCCTCTAGTCCTCCCTGCCCCTCGAGATTACTTTCAAGGCTTGCAAGGCCTGTCGCCACGGAAACGACGGCATCAATTTTCGTCTGATTGAATTTGCTGTCGTCGATAGTCGAGATTTCAGTCGCGAAGTCGGCAAGACCCGTGCCGAGGGATTTGATGTTGGCACCAAATGTTTCGAGGTCGCCAATCCCGGTAATTAACCCGACGATTCCGCCACTGGTGGGGATCTGTCCTGCGACTCCGGCAAGCGCGGTTGCAACGCTTACCGATCGATCCAGTACGGATGTGGGCACAACGGCCATTGGTAATACCGCGAACGCATAAGCGGTAAGCGCTTGACCGAGGGTTACAATGTCCTTTGAGAATTTGGTAACAGGATTTTCCCCGGTAAACAAACCGATAAGTGCGTTTAGAAACTCGGTCCCGCCGATGGCGAGAATCGCCCCTGCGAGTGAAGTGACCCCTGATACTGTCTTGCCGTCAATATTCTTTGCGCCATCAATGAACCCTTGGGCGTTTGTCATGAAGTCGCTAAGATCGCTTCCGATCTGCGGAAGATTCATCCCTTCCATAAATCCGCCGGCGATACCGCCAACGAATTTACCAAGCGCTCTTCCGATCTGTCCGAGAACGTTTCCTCCGCCTTCAAGAAAGTCGGTCATTCCTCCCCACTCGCTTTGGAGCCATCCGAGAGCGGCGACCAGTGCGCCGACACCCACCACCAGGATTGCAAAACCGGCGAGTCCAGTCAAAGCCCCGCTGATCGGGATCATACTAATGACTTTCATAGCGATAGACATAGAGAGCATCACCGTCGCAAGGGACGCGGCGAATTTAAGCATGCTGTCCATATTCATGCCTTCAACCTGTTTGAACATTTGGACAAACAGAATCATGCTTCCGGCCATTGTGAGTAGAAGCAGAAGCGCGCTTCCGAACTTCAAACCTTTGGAAGCATTGATAAGAATCGAGAATGCGGCCATAACACCGCCCAACCCAAGAACGCCTTTAATGATGGTCTTGGTGTTCATGTTTCCAATCGACCGAACAGCCAGAACAAGCAGATTAACGGCTAAGGCCAGCGAAATCATACCGCTGATCTTCTTCGTGTTTGTCTTGTTCATAAACAGACTTAACTCAAACAGAACCAACCCGAGACCGACCACGCCCTGAAGCGCCGCTCCGGTGTCCATATTGCCAAGGCTCTTTACGGCAAACACGAGCAGGTTTATAGCGATCGCCAATCCGATAAAGGATTGCTTCTTATCCATTCCCTTTCCGGCGATCTTCATAAAGAGCGCAAGCTCGGTCAGGATAAGCCCGACGCCGACGATTCCCTTGAGCGCCGCTCTGGTGTCCATATTACCAAGAAGATATACGGGGATTACCAATAATGCAACGGCTGCGGCCGCTTTAAGCAGAGCGTCTCCGTTCGCGTCAATCTTCTTGAACAGTGCGGTGATAATTAACAATTCGCCGGCGATCAACGTCAGTAAACCGATGCCCTTCCACGCCTTTCCGGCTTCCATGTTGGCGAGTATGACGATTGCTCCGACGAGGATTCCGATAGCGGCAGCGACTTTGAGAAGCGATGTGGCAAAAGAGTCCTTCTTCTTAAAGACCTTCGTGATTGTCAAACCGTTCTTTCCGATGTCCTTCATCAGGCCGCCTACACCCTTTAATCCATCTCCAATGGCCGCGAGCCCGCTTCCGAGTTTTCCGATTCCACTAATGGCCTTCAGCAGTTTAATTCCGGTGAAGATTCCAAAGGCAGTCTTGAGGGTTCTGCCCCAATCGATTCCCTTCAACTTACCGAACCACTGAGGAATTGTGTTGGTAAAGAAATTGGTAAAGAAACTTTTGATCTTCTCCCACGAACCTGAAACCATGTTTTTCAGGGATTCACCAAAGCTGATCTCTCTTTCTTTTGGCGCGTTCTTTCCTCCGCCAAATAGATTCTGAATCGATTCCCAAAGCTTCTCGCCAAGGAGTTTAATCTTCTCGACAACTGGATCGCAGAATGCTTTTACTTTGACCCACGCCTCTTCAAAGAATGCGAAGACCTTTTCGAGCCAAGGCCACTTGGTAATGGCTTTCATTTTGAGGTTTCTAAAGAATTCGGGAATCGTCTTGGTGAACAAATTGGACATGAAGACCTTTGCTTTTTGCCATGCCTCGGTCAGTTTTGGCTTGATAGTCTCAAACCATTCTCCGATCTTTTCCCCGAATGCCGCGAATCTGGCTTTAATTTTATCCCATAGGGTTCCTTTTCCGCTGGTGTCAGCTCCAAAGAAGCTTTGAATCGCTTCCCACAACTTTCCGCCAAAATCAGCGATTCCGTCGATGATTGGCTCAAAGAATCCTTTAATGCTGTTCCACGCAGTTTTCAGCATCTCGGAATCTTTCACCCAATCGACAATAGATTTCCCCAAATCCTTAATTTTGCCGATAAATTCTGGGATCCTTCCGATGAAAGAATCGAGCCAGTCACCAACCTTCGTAAAAATGCCAGTCGCCTTAATCTTATTCCATAGATTTGTAAACACCGACCCGATTTTCTTGATTCCACCGACTACGAGATCGCGGACAAAAACCGCAGCGGCTCCGAGCCCGCCAAGAACAACTTGTAATGTTTCTGAATTCTTAATTGAATCTCGAAGACTTACGATCCAATCGCCGATCCCGGCAGCGAAATCAAGAAATCCGCCAGCAGTCCCTTCGGTCATACCAAGCAGTTTTTTGAAGCCATCCCATGCCCAGCCGGCTGCTGTCTTCACAATGTCAAGTGCGGCGGCAACGCCTCTGAACACGCGGCTGACTTTTCCCATTAGTTCGCTGTTCTCTGTTGCGGCCTTTATCTTCGCGGTAAAATCACTGATTTTCTTTGTGATATTGAACAGTTGCTGTCCGGTTGTCGGGGGGAAGAACTCAGCAAAAGCGCCTTTGATGACATTTGCCACATTCTCTATGGAATGAACGATATTCCAAAAGGTGTTGATAAGTTCATTCCGACCGCCAAGTGCTTTCCAATCGGCAAGGATTGCGTTTCTGGAGTCTGCGGATTTTCCGATAATCGCTCCAAAGTAATCGCTGATCCCGGTAAGAAGTTCTTTCGCTTCCGTGAAATCGCCAATAATGTATTCCCAACTCTGCGTCCAGCCACTCTGAATCGATTCCTTCATCGTGTCGACGAGCTGGGTTAGGGTCTTTACCTTAGTCGCGGCATCTGTCGCTTCCTCGGCCAATGCGATGATGTCCTCAATTTGATCGTTGCTATATCCTTCGGAGGTAAGAGCAGACCGCATCAAATTCTTTGCGGCTTCGATGTCCGCGGTCCCATCTTCCAAATATAAATTGTTTTCTTTCGCAATCTGTGCGAAATCCATAGACATTTGGTTTAGGGTCGCTGTCAATATATCGCTGGAAAGCCAACCGGAAGAAAGGCTATCTCGGAATGAGACTTCTCCCGTTTTCAGTTTCCCGAACATCTCTTTTGCTTCGTCGCCGGTAACACCCATTGCTTCGGCAGTTCGCATTAAAGCCTTTTGAAACAGCTCGCCGCCCATACCAGCATTCACAACGCTATTCCAGTCCATTAACCGAACCGTACCGGTTGAAATGGCCTGAGAAAGTTGGTACATTGCGGTGCTAGCCTGTTGACTCGTTGACCCGGATACAGCTGCGAGGTTTGCAATACCCTGAATAGAGCTAACAGCCGTATCCAGTTCCACGCCGGCAGCAGTAAACGTGCCGATATTTTTGGTCATTTCGGTAAAGTTGTAGATGGTCTTGTCCGCATAAGCGTTCAGCTCGTCAAGTTTACCGTTGACGATATCAAGCCGCTGCTGTTGCGAATATCCGGCCTTATCCATTGCGTCAGATGTATTGGCCAGGATTGTTTGAATCGCACCAATCTGCGTCTCATACTCGGAAAACCCGGTCTTAACAGGGTCGATCGTCAGTGCCGACGCAATGCGTTTCCCGCAGTTGTAGGCAGAATTGGCAATATTCTGAAGCACCGTCATCCCAATGATGCCCATTGCGGAGAATCGGTCGCTGATGGACTGAACGCTGTTGCTGATGTCGGATAAATCGAAGGAACGCCCGGCCTTCTCAAGACTGCTCAGCGCCTTGACAGATTTATCGAAATCAAGCCCTTTCTTGAGCTCGTCTAAGGATTTCACACTGGTCTGGATGCCGTTCTCAAACTGTTTATTATCAAACTGCATCTCGACAATTCGTTTGTCGATGTTCTGGCTCACGACGTTACCTCCTTCCACGCTTCATTCGCCATCGATTCAAAAATGGGACGGATTGCAGGGTTGACATAGTCGATTCCCTGCACGTATCCACCCGTTCCAGTACCGTGACCGTATTGCAAAATCAGCGCGATGTTCACGCCGTTGTTCACATTGCTGTTTGTCCAGTAAACGGAGTAGCCGTTTCGGGTCTGTACGATCTCATACCCCCAGGACGCGGCAGTTTTTCCAGTTTCCGTGGGAGTCATGGAAGCGAGAGCCTCTACACCGGCTTTTCCGTACTCCTCCAAAACACGGAGATAACTGGCTTCCGTTGCTTTCTTGAAAAAACGCTCCGTATTCTTGAAGTTTCCGGTATGCTTAAACCGTATCAAGGCCCTCACCTCCGAGCAGTATTAACCGTGCGTCCCAAGCTTGCTCTTTCTGGCTGCGTTGAGGGCGCGGTTCTGACTGTAAATGTCACGCTTGCTCATCTTCTTCTGTGGCGCATTCTTCTCATTACATACGCGAATAAGCATAAGCAAACGGTTCAAATGCCATTTTTCACATTCAAACGGAATAGCAAGCGCTGTCATCCAATAGTAGATCAACTCGTTTGTGATGATTTGGCGAGATCCCTTTCGTCCAAAGGTCTCACGAATCGTGGTGGCCGTCATGGGCGCTTCGATATAATCGTTGATCTGCTTAAACAATGCTTCCGATAAATTCTGATAGATGAGCGGGTCGATTCCATCCTCTTGTGTCATGCAGCGAACATAATCGATGCACTCATCGATTGTCTTGTTGTCGCTTCCGAGAAATGGTTTTCTCCATTTTGACTCCCATTTGGATAAGGAGAGGAGCGAATGCTCCAGCGTAAGTGCAGTAGGTTTCGTATAAACAAACTCTTCCTTGCGCTCATTATAAAACTCCGTTCCCGGAATGATGATCTTGAGCATTCGCGCCCTCCTGTTCTTTCAAATTTAGTCGCCTGTAGATCAGTCCACGGGTACAAGCACAGGCGTGGCAGCTTCCACAGGAATGCTGTTCGTATCGAAATTCAATACGCCCGCAAAGAACTTCGAGAACTCATCGGGGTTGTTCATGAACTCGATGAACAGATCTGAATAAGCTTCCGTCTGCATAAACTCCTCGGTCTGCTCCTGGTTCTTCACGAAACGCTTGCCGTCGGGGCTTTTCTTGCCATAGGAACGGAGGATAAGATCCTCAAATACATCAAGAATGCGCTTCGCGTCCTGTTCCTGAACGATCTGTTCAATCATCTTTGTGATTCCGCCGGTTGTACCGAACTCCAGCTTGGCCGCCTCGGCCTTGGTCAGATTAAACCAAAAATCCTCGGTACGCTGGTTGCCGTCATAGTCCTTATAGGCCATGGTTTTCTTAATCATCTTCGTTTTTCTCCTTTCAATTTTGGGGTAATAAAAATAGAACGCCCCCGCCTGCGCTCTTATCGCCCACCGGAAAGCTCCGGCACTCTATCCAATTATGTTGGAAGTTGGTTACGCAGCCATAAGCGTCAACACTTCGCTGGGCATCGGCAACCGCGCCTCAACCGCCGCGGGAGTACCACCTTCCCCGGCAGGCGTGCCATACAAAATCTGCTCCAGAGCAGCCAGCTTCTCGGGGTTGGCCTTCGTGGAGTCAATCGTGATGTTAGACACGGGCTTATACCCGGCCACAGAGATGGGCGTGGAACTCAATTCCCAGCTAAAGGTCGTTGCGTCGGGAGAATCGTTGATCGGGTTGTAAGCGCGCTCAGAAGGCGCGGCACTCAAACCATAAAGCAGATGCAGCTTGTAACCCTTGTCCGCACCGTCATGCTGATCGTCGCCAATCATGGTTCGGTAGCAAAGACCAAAGGGCTTGCGGGCCTGCTGACCGAGATACACGCCGCTTTCGGCAGCGATAGAACCGTCGCATTCTGCGAATTCCTCGGGGTAGCAAAACGCGCCCATGGTCGCGCCAAAGGTGTCGGCAGCGCGAAGGGAAGCGTACTTGATGTTGTCAGCGAACAGGTCGGTCAATTCCGCACCGGCGGGCTTCTCGGTCATTTCAGTCAGACCGTTGAAGGCCGTGCCCTTTCCATAGGGATCGCCGGTAATGGCAGTATACAGCACACCGCGGTCAAGACCGGTTTCATACAGGCGCTCGCCAATGGCATCCCAAATCGTCTTAAAGGCCATTTTGAAATCCTCCTTAATAGTAGATACTGAAAGTCCAGTGGTATAAATTGTCCGAAACAAACATGCGGTCAAAGGAGCATCTTGGCAGGCATCCGACCTTATCGACGATCATACTGTCTGGATCTTTGTCGATCACAGTCAGGTCGTATCGTTTCTGCCGCATGTATGGGATATTGTCTGCAAATTTCGTATCAATGTTGGATATTGAGTACACGATGCATGGATACGCGATTTGGATGTTGACGGGAGGTTGATAATAAACATGCCTCTTGGCCTCTCGCTCAATCGCCGTTTGTATATCATCCGTTACAAAGTTAAGCGGATCCCATAACCATACGCCGAAAGAAGCAAGAACCTCACATAGGAGGGCGTGTAGTCCAGCCCGTTGGCCCATTATATACACCTCCGATCGTTAGAATCAGGCGGGGCGGTTGAACTTCCACATTTATAACTTTCCACTTCGCGCCCATCCATTCAACGTATCGTATGGAGAAGAAGTGCTGACCAGCGTATGCATCGGCAAGAATGCTGATCTGGTTATTGAGCGTCAGATCGTCATTCAAGCCTTCACCGTTTTCAAGCTTTCGGTTGTTCCGAAGAACGTCTCCGTAAGCTCTGCGCCGCACCAGCACTTCTTCATGTACGCCAAGCGAAGTTTCCTGTATATCCGCGTATCCGATGACGCCATAAAACTTCGCCATCTCAGTTACTCCTTATTTACTCCCCGTCGGTATATTCCGAAGAAGCCAAAGTCGCCAGTACCGCGGTCGTGGCCGTCGTTGCGTCTGCGATTACATAAGTAACGATCGCGACACCATCATCGACATTGAGTGCGACGGGCCTATAGGTATTTCCGCTTGCATCTTTGATGAAGCAGCCCTTCTCGAACAAATCCTGAAGGGTTTCCGCGTCGATCTTCTTGGTCTTACCGGAATCGGAATAGGCGTAGGCGTCAGAAGCCTTCGCGTAAATCACGCGACCAACAACGTGCAAGTCCTTAGAATGCTCAAAGATTTTCTCCATTTTGACGTACCTCCTGTTTTATTGGGTTCGATCAACCGGCTTCGGAAGTGACCTCTTCTTCCAGTACGATCGCAGATTTCACGCGGGTCAACGCCCCGGACAGACGGGTCTCAATCAGATACTTCTCCTGGTTGAAGTCAATGTCGAAATCGTTGAAGGAGGTGATCTCGCCGCCCTTTGTAGAACCGACCTGATAGTCGGCCAGATTGACGAAGATCCCCAGCAACTTCTTGGTCTTCGCGCCGACTGCCCGGGTCTTGTTGGCGAACTGCTCGACCGTAATGATTTCATTCACATTCAGCGCCGCGCGCAGATCAGAGATGTCCTTATACATGCGATGGCCGTTGCGGTCACGGGCAAGCAGCATCACATTTACCATGTGAGGATCGCAATAAAAGTCGAGAGCGCCGCTGCCGCGATACTGCTCACGGGAATACAGCGCGGCCTCGATGATTGCCTCAGCGTAAACGAAATTGTCACCGAAGTAAGTCCCGGTGTCAGTACCCTGAAGCTGCGTTTTCATGTCCTCTTTATCCACGTCGGTATAGATGACATAAAGCGCGTCATCGCCCCAGATCGGGCGAATCTTATCAGACTCAATTTTCTGAGGATCGCCAGAATCCCGCCTGTCACCAATCATGATCGCGGTCGCCAATTCCTCGTTCAAGGTCAGGCGCATGATATGCTGAATATAGGCCACCACGTCGAAATCGGTGATATCCAGCTTATCATCACGATTCATATAATCCTTCACAAAAACCGTCTGCGGATCAGTGGTACGGCTAAGCATCTTGATATTGCCGATGTTCTGCTTCAACGTGCCCTTCTTGTAACCGAAGGCACGAAGTTCGGCTTCCAGAGAAGAGTTGCGGGCGTCAGCCTGACGGGTACGAATACGGCTGATAGGGCTTTTATGAACCTTAGCCATCACTTTGTTTACCCAGCTATTGTTCACCTCATTGGTGATCAGCTCGGGCGCACCCGGGCGGACATCCTTATAGTCGGGGAACAGCGCGGTAATCGAATCGGGCTCGAAGCCGTGCTTCAACGTATCATTGGACTCTGCAAAAGCAGCCATGGCGGTCTTAAGCGTACCATAATTGCTGCTTTTGGCCATCATCAGAATCTTCTCCTGATCGGAATGGGTCAGGACGTTCTCCTGCTCAGTTTCCTTGTCAAACACATTGTGCTTCATGGTGGAATCTTCCTCCTTGTTTTCTTCCTCATCGGGTTTCATTGTGCCGGACAAAGCGTCATCCAGCAGGGAATAGAGAACGACCTTCTGCTTATCATTCATAGTGTCGATGACATCCTGAACAGTTTCCTCATTTTTATCATCTTCAGCAGACTTCTCTTTGGTCTTAGCTTCATCGGCGTGGTAAAGCTCGATCGGCTCACCGGTGTAGATAATACCTTCATTCTCCACCGTGCTCTCAGTACCGTCGGCGTGATAAACCACCTGATCGATCATTGCCTTGGGGTTCGCCGGAGCAATCACCAAACTAACCTCGAGAATCTTTCCATGCTGAACAATTTTGGACTGCTTCTTGAGTTCGCCGGCACAAATGGACAACGAGGCGATATCTCCGTGTAGAACGGCTTGCTTCATGATCTGACCATTTTCGGTTTCATTGAAACTACAATAGGCGTACACACCGCCGTCACGACATTCCAGCATGGCATGACCGAGAATGTTGGTGGGTTCTTTATGGCGGTGGTTCCATACAAGCGGAACCTTAATACCGTCACATTCCTTAAAGGCATCCTTTGCGATTGTCAAACCGTCGGAACACGGAATGTTGCTTTTGGTCGCCCAACCGCAAAAGTCATAAGTCTTCTCCATTTTGATCTTTCTCCTTTTCTTTGGGGGCGGTATCGACCTGCTTCTTCTCCTCCTTAATCGTTTCGGCCGAAGCGCTCAGGTTCTTATTTCTAAGCACATCGGCGTTTGGATCGCTGGCAGGTTTCATCCCGATTTTCTGTCGAATTTCATTGGATGTCATGATCTCATTGCGGGTGAGCTTATCGGCAATCTCAGCAATATCATTCACGGGAACCAGAGCGAACGGGTCTCGGAAGAACACGATGGACTCTTTCTTTTCGCGAGCCTCGCGTGTCAGGAATTTCCGCTTCATTTCATCCACGATCACTGAAAGAATCGGCTCGATTGTACGATTGTAATAATTCAGCATCGTCTTATCGTCGGCGGTGCCATTCATAATCTCTTGTGTAATGCCGAGCTGACTGAACGCCAAACCCGTAAGATACTCGACCTGCTTCATCAGGTTGTTCTCTACCGGGCGGTTAAGTTGAGTGATTCGCTCCGTTCCGTCGGCATAGGCGATTCCGTATTTACTACCGGTGAGCTGCGTTTCGATATCTTTACGGCGCTGCTCTGCCTGTGCTTTTCGTGCTTCGGTTTTCACAAGATAGGGAAGCTGAATGATTAAATCCAGTTTTCCACTGCTCGTTTGCTCATCCACGGCATCCAGCAGATTCAACTTTCGAATAAGGCGTTGAACGGTGCTGTTATGCTCGTTGACGATGGCATAAAATGGGTTCTCGACGATACCGACCATACTTTTGGGTAGGATGATTTCTTCTTGCTGTCCATTTGCCTCATTATAGAGGCGGACGCGAACATGCTTGGGCATCCATTCTAGGATTTTTCCGGTTCGCATTGCCAGAATATCGTCACCGTCGAAATCCTTAGTGTCATCGATGCGTTCGAGCCGGTCATCAACATCTGTCGGAACGATGGCCACAACACCTTCATCCAACATGCTCCCAACGACATCTTGAAGGAATGCTCGTCCGGTTTGGTCGATATTCGCCTCCAAAGTAAGGCAATTATTCAAACCAGAATCGATTACCTTAACGAAGCGGTCGTTGTTGTCCAGCCGAACATGCTGCACATCCATCGCCGCAACATCCATTGCGATTCGGTTGAATACGGACGTGATGATCGAGCGCTCGTTTCCACGGCTATACCTGATTCGGTCAGGCCGATATGAATAACTCGGCCCAACCCCCATAAAGGTATAATTTATAGTGGGGTCCTTGTTCCGAAATATGTTCCAGGCATGTTTCAGCCTATCCGTTATTCCCATTTTGACGTTTCCCCCTTACTGCTCGTAAATGATCTCAATCCCGTAAGCCTTTGTGGCTTCATGCTCAATGCGGCAGCCACGGGCGTTTTCCCATCCTTTACAGAAGAAGACAACGTGGCACAGACTCATATTTTCAAGAGATTTGGCTAAAAAGCAGAGTGGAATCTGAACAACCCCGCGGTTCTTCATCGAGTCGTCGCTATACCACTCATCTGCGAGGAGAGTGTTTACGACTTCGTAGCCCTTTTCATGAAGAAAAGAAATCGCCCGATCTCTCGTGGCGATGATTTCTTCTTCGCTTTTTCCGTTCATCGGTTGACTAAGCATTGCTTTCACAGCATCAGTCTCCTTTCAAATCAATCGAATGCTTCGCGGTTGATCTTGTAAGCCACGTAAGCATCCATCATGGCCGCCACGGCGTCGATCTTTTGCTCGTGGCGCTTTTTCACAAGTTTTCGATTTCCATTTGAATCCTCCAGCGTAACACAGTTGCCCATCGTGAAGGTCATCAGGTCCTCATCAAACAAAAGCATCCGCTCCCCGGACAGCTTCTTCAGCTCACCCAATGGAACGGACTCCGTCTTCGAACCTTGTATTACTTTTTCAATCCCGTAAGGACCGTTTTCGCTTTCCCACCTCGCCACGAACTCCTTGGCGTTGTAGGGGTCGAATCCAAAGCAGCGCACATCGTATTCGTTATCGGTAATGTGCTTATCCAGGTCGTCGTAGACCTCCATCATATCAAGCACCGTGCCATCCATCACGATCAAGCTGCCCTCATTGATGAAGTCCTCATACTTAATTCGGGCAGCTGGTGAAAGCTTATTCAGTGTAAGTTCGGAAATGTAATTTCGTGTCTTTACACCAAAGCTTCCATCCCTGAGCGGGAATAGGAATGTAAATGCGCAAAAATCGTCGCCTTGAGAAAGATCAGCGCCCATAGCGCAGGGAAGCCCCCAGAATTTCCGCTTTCGATGTGGGAGTGTCTCTTCATAAGTGAAGAAATAAGTAAAACCCTCCACCGGAATCCCGAAACGCTTCGCCAGCGTATCGTTTCTGGTAGCGGGTTCTCGCTCCATCTTTTCAACATCCTGTTGATAAGCCTCATACTGAACGGTCTTTCCAAGATTTGGATTGGCTTTTAACCACATGTTCGGATCGGCAACCTCTTCTACGGAATCTAGCCGATAATACCAAATGCTTACATGTGGTGCTGGCGGGCCTTCGCCCCGAAGAATCTTCATCAAACCCATTTTGACCGTATCGCCGGCACCGTTACGAACGGTACCTTCTGAACTAATCTCAAGGATCAGATAGTCGTCGAGCTTACTTCCACCCTGGGTAAGGCAGGTTGTAACGTCTTCCCGAATGTCGCCGGAAAGCCATTCATCGACCGTTGCCACACGAAGCTGCAATCCTTGGAGTTTATCAATGGTCATTGGCCGGATTTCCAAAAGACTGCCGGTAATGAAATTCTCGATTCCTTTTTTGGTGCTGGCCAGTTTCACGCGAGCAGCCCTGCTCCCGGTAGTATTTTGCAGACTGCCCTCTGTCAAAAACTTAAACCATGGACCGCGCGATCTCGTAATCGCAGTTCGAATGGGGGAGAGTACCTCCTCTGCCTGCTTCATTGTCGGAGCCGTCGTCACCTGATGGGTTGTGCTGCCGTCCACGTTTAGGAAATAATTATGGATGCAGCTGGCGTACATGCTTTTGGCTGCGCCTCTGGCGACAATCAGGTATTGCTCTGTGATGAGCCGCTTTAATATTCGCTTGCGGACGTAGTGACCACCTGGCCGATCTTCATAGGGCTCGTAGATTTGGCGTTCGACAAAGTAATACCATCCAAAAATCTGCTCAGACCACAGCTTAAAGCTATCCAAAAGCTTCAAGTCGCTTCCGTCCGTCAGTGTCAGTTCTGATTCGCAGAACTCGATAAAACCATTTACAGCTTCGTCATCATAATAGACACCAGGATTCGCAATGAGCTCGTCGATGCGGTTCATTTCAAGACTGATTGGCTCATTTACTGGAATCTCTCCACGCATGACAGCATCCCGAAACTGACCATAATAAATTGGGACAGCAGTGTTAGATAGCGACATTCATACATCGCCGCCTATCGCTGTAAATCGCGCATAGCCCTATTTCTCTCCCGAATCCAATCATTTACTTGCTTATTGCTACTGCGCGATGCCGGAGAAGAACCGAAAGCTGGTCGCTTGGAATAGTCGGTATCAGACGATCCGGATGAAGAATTTGTGGACTTCGAATTTGAAGTAGCCGAACCTGAAGAGGGACTTGAAGACGAATCAGTAGCCAACTTACTTCTGGCGGTACCTATCTTCATCGCATCCCCATACCATTTCGAGACCTTTGCGATTGTGTCGGAATCCATTTTGCTGACATCCATATCTTTGTAATCATCGATGTCAAATTTCTTATCTCCAGCGATACGGTCAACGAGTTTTGATACTGCCTTTCCAAGAAGCTGTCTACCAAGGTCTTCTCCGGCGCTGGCAAGCAACTTCTTGGCAGTCGCCTTAAAACCCGTGTTGTTTCTTGCGTTATGTCTGGCCACGAGATCGTCATACCGTTCTTCCATGTTCAAACGATTGATTCGCTTCTGGAGCTCTTCATCACTAAGGGACGCTGATTTCCGAAAAGCTTTGCCAGGGTTTTTTGTCACAGTTGATTTTGAAGACTTCTTTTCTCCGGACGAAACGTTCTTCGCGGTAGCATGCCCAAGCTGCTGTGGAGTTCTACGAATGCCCCATTTCATTCCCTTGATCCCGTGGTGCATAAGAAATTCATCAGCTGCCGAATGATCTACATTCACATCATTACCTCCCTTCGGCGTTAATCCTGTTTTTGTTACGTAGCTGTCTGAACGTTTCGACGAATAGCCTCCGCCGTAGCGTTAATCCGCCATTCCAGCTCTCCAATAACACGGTTTGTACTCTCAATCACCGCGCCGCTTGTCGGCGGGTCAAACAACATCTTTACTTTTAGATAGACATACGACCGCACAGCTTCAAGGCTCGGATATGAGCCGATAAGCTGTTGCCACGTCGCAGTCTTGTCAGAAATGGCAAAACCATTGTCTGGGCCAACACCGAATTGATTGAGGATGGTAAGCACGGTGTTGATGTGTATAATGATGTCGGCATCGAATGATGTGTCATCTTCTGCCAGCATCAACAGTTTCTTAATCGATGTCAGGATACTGTCCATGTTAACCCCTCCTTAATGCTCGCGGTATTTCCGAAGCTCGTCCCGATACGCTTCGGTATTCACGTATCCGCAACAATGGAATTCAGGGCAAAAGCCGCGATACACACATTCGCGAACCATGACGGACGCGATAACCGGATCAACCATCTGCATCTTCTCTTTAACTTCGCTCCAAGCCTGTCTTGTCTCCGGATCGGCCTGAGAACACAGGCGTTTTCTAGAAATCGTGATGAGCGCTTGCGCGTTTGCCTCGACCTCATGATTTACCAGAGTGTCCTGTGGAAGCCTATCCCGGTCTACTCCGGTTCGATCGGTTCTTTGTGTGGACACCCAATGCTCGACTCCGATCTTGTGCCGGACAAAGTGAACGGAGATCCAGCTCTTGAGTTTCGTCCAAACCCATTTGAAACGAATCTTTCTGATGATGCTGTGCTCGGCAAGCAACGCCGTTTTCTTCCATTGGTCAGACGGGTAAGCGCCAGGACCTTCTCTGCCAATGGTTGTTCTGGCTGCCTCTTTTACTTTTGACCATACATCGGTATACTCGACTTTCTCTACCAATCCCTTATCAGCTCCTCCATGGGCATGTGTCACCTGGTCTTCGGATAATCGGATCTTTTGGAAGTAATGAATCTGTTCCATAATGGACCGCATTGTGCGTGTCAAAAGAAACGCACACCAAATACTCCGGGTCATAGAGAATATCCCGGACAAGTTCGAGATCTCTAACACAGATTGGGTTGATGTGATGGATGTAAATCTTACCATATATCGTTCGACCGTCCATTGCCATATCACAACCGTTATCCCGAGCAATCACAAAGTCTCGGATGGACCTCCACTCGGCTGAGTGATAAAACCGCTGATTCAAATATCGATCGAAACCGAATGTGGCGCTGCCAACCTCACCATCCAACCGAAGATAGTTGTACCGGCCCTCAAAACCTGGAATTTGTATCAGCTCCGAATAACACCTACTCCTCGACATCAGTCGTATGCCCTCCGTATCTCCGAAGAGCATTGATCGCCTCAGAGTAAAGCTCCTCAACTCTTGCCGCTGAACGAATCGCCTCGGTCTTAGCGGTCATGAGTTCCTTTTCTTTCTCTAGAATCTCAACCTTAAGCCGAGCCTCCTGTGTAGCCAACCTTAGAAAATGGGTAGTCTCCTGTGATGTTGCCGTTCCGTCTCGAAGGCGCTGCTCAACTCGATCCATCGCCAAAGAGATCATTTGATTCTGACGCGCCTCCGGTGTCAAAGCCGGGCGCATTTTCTGCAAAGCCTCGGAAGACTTTGCGCTCTCCTTATGCCTCACACGCATCATCTTCCTTTCAATGAAAATAGTTGCGGCCCTTAAAAGAACCTACGATGTCACCTGAGGAAAGGAGAAAATGAAGGAAAAACTCAAACCCCAGGTAAATGACACCATAGGCTCTTTTAAGAGTCGCAACTGCACTAGCACCGCCAAGCCGAACCAAAAAGGCCCTCAGAAAACTCCCCCCGGGGAAAAATCGAAGAGCCACTCGATGAAGGGAGGGGGTGGCTTTTTCAGGACCCCCTCCCTATACCTGTCTCAGTCAGTTGGCGATGTTATATAGAATTATCATATATTTTCTTGCGCATATTCGTGAAATCATATTTGATAATTTCATCAATGGCTCTTTCAATCTCATCCATGTTTTCCTCATCACTAAGTTCGTCGGAGGTATGCGCAATCCGATCGACGTAACCGCATGAGTCATATCCTTTCTCAGTATCAAACATAAACCATCTGTCGAACTGAGTAAACGGATTGTAAGGATTATCAATTGTGGTCAGCATACATTGTCCATTCATATACTTTCTCGTTTACTCCTTTCCACTAAGATAGTTCGATACTGTAGAAGTAGAGATGCTTAGAGCGTTTGCAATCTGTGAGGTTGTGTAACCAGAAGCTCGCAGTGCATTGATCCTTGCTCGTTTACCGGGGGTCAATGTTTTCGTAGACCGTGGGGTGGCATATGATCTGACCTGGTCGATGTCAGCGAAGCGCAAGATGCTCTTAAGCACAGTCTCACTGATAGCGCCGGCCTGAATCGCCTCCCAGGCTCTTGGGGTGATGTTGATCTGGTGCCGTTTCGCCCCAAACTTAGTTCTGGCACGGCTAAGAGCTTGCTGCCCAACCTTCTTTCTCTCTTCCGAGGTCATATGAGGATTGGCTTTTTTGAGTGCTTTGACCTCACTGTTTGCTGCCAACTGCGCCTGCCTTTCACGAGGGGCATTGCGCAGCGCGATATCGAGATCGGCGTTCAGCCGGTTCACTTCTTCACGATAGGTTTCAGCAGCAGAGGTACGGTGTTCAATTTTTCCAGTATGGGCATACTCCAGGCGGGCCTGGTTGGCTAGGGCTTTCATGGTATTCGCATATTCAGCGTACGCGTCCTCCTGCAAGGTACCGGATGATAAACGGCGGGCGTCATCTGTTTCGGCCATACGGGTGGACTCCTGTGTTCGTACCTGCGTCTTACCTTTCTTGTCCGTGTATTCTTCATAGACTTCTTTATAGACGAGGGCACCCTCAGGCTTATCCGGATCATACCATTCCTTGCCTTTTTCATTGATTTTGGGCTGTCCCTTACGCTTTAGTACGGATACCGGGGACTTCGCGCGAGAGATCAAGGTGGAAGCGCCACCAGAGTGATCGGTTCCATCTTCGTCGGTGTACTGCTGATACTTCTTCTTAAGCGCGACGATTCCGTTCTCTTCTTCACTGCGCTTGTAGTCCAACTTGTGTTTACCCGCGTCGATGACGACCATCGAATGACGAACCGCACGGGCAAGCTCGTCTTGCGTAGCACCCTTCAAGGTCATGTCAGTAATCAGGTTGCTGATTGTCCCCATCTCACGTTGGGTGTAGTCGATGGTTTTCTTATGACCCGTTTCATCAACGGTATCATACTTCATGTACTTCATTCCGGAGCGCTCGGGATACTCCATCTTCGGGTCAAAGCCCTCTAACTTCTTAAGCGGCGGGGTAGAAGTGATCTTGATCTTACTGGTTCCAGAATTACAGGGGATCACCATTACTGTGTCGCCATCGAAGTCGGCACCGCTCAGTCGTTCAGCGACCTTAGAATTGATCCCGATCGCGTCAGCTGCCGTATTCCCAATGATCGATATTCCATCGGGCTGTTTGTTGTTCACCTTCAAGATTGGGATCTCAAAAGTGCCGCCGTGCGGATATCGAATCAGGGCAACTGTTTCTCCGTCCTCATATCGAGGAGCATAGACTTCGGTGTCCTTCATCGTGGAGATGGGGAGGATGACCTGATACTTCTGCCTCGGTAAAGCGGCGGCTTTCAAGTGAACTGCGGCTGCGTCGCAATCGTTGGCAAAACTCTCTAAAAGCTCCTTCTTCACGGTCGGGTTGGTAAGGGCACAGATATCATCGAACTCCAACTGTTTATCCTGTTTGGCAAGGTCGAGCTGCTTACGAATGAGCGTCATGGACTGTTTACTCAGAAACTGAGATGGCAACGCATCTGCCCATTCACCCCAATCACCTTCCTGTCGGGTTTTGTTAATGAGGCCCAGCTTTCTCTCTCCGTCAGCATCAGTGTATTTGTATTGCCCGCCTTCTTCCCGAAGTAACGAGCCAAACGGGTTGCTCGGATCGTCCGTCTTGATGGGTTTCAAAACCTTTTCAGCTTGATCGGGTGTTTTGTTGGTATTGAATACAACATCCACACCATCAGGTATGTCGTCAGAGTAGAAAGCCATCCCTTTGATGTACTTATCATTGTCTACCATGATACGAACCTGAGCATAATGACTTTCGCCGAGGTCGAGGTCTTTCACCCCGCGACGAATCTCAACGGTTCCGTCTTTCTCAACGCCGGTATGCCCGTCCGGCGCTACATCATCACGATAGCGAATCATCAGCCTGGATGAATCCATCGAAGCAGGATACTCAAATTTGCGTTCAATAATTTCCTGCCCGTTTTCATCGTACCGCTGAATATAATCCTTCACCGTAGATACTTTATCGAAATCGTAGATTTCCTTGTGCTCGGTTCCCGGAGGACATAAAACTTTGATGTTCGTCTGTTTTCCAGGGTTTGTCACCTGTGGAACACCGCCGCCATACCATACATAACCCTCGTCCTCCAAAATTTTAATCGCCTGTGTCATCTTCTCTCGAGAGATGTTCATTTCACGCTCAACACCGACGCCAACGTCAATCATGCCCTTCTCATCAACCAGCTTACGAAGTTGATCGGCGGTTCGCTGGGCGGCATTCATCTTGGCTTCGGAGTTTTCGTTAAGCAGGGAGCGAAGTGTAGACTCATTGATGTTCATTTTTCGAGCTACTTCCGCATTGCTCAGCCCATCGGCTTTAAGCGAACGCGCTGTTGCTACACGGTCGGCGCGCATTTCGTTGATCGAACGGGAATACTGAACGCGAAGATCGCTGGTATTCTTGCAGCCGACGGCGGTAGCAATATCTTTTTCGCTCATTCCCTGACCCCGAAGTTCCTGCACTCGACTGGCAAAGTTCCCTGTATTTTGATACGGATCTTCACCGGAGCCCCATGGATATCGCCCGGAGCGACGCGGCATGCCATAGTGCATTAAAACGTCGTCCTCGTTATCGACAAACAATTGGCCATATTCATCGAATACGCTATCAATATCCATAGACTTTATTCCTCCCGTTCACGGATTTTTGCTATGATCTTGTCGAAGCTGACGATCTTGTCCATCAGTGGAATGATCTCATCCGCTTCAGGCTTGTGAAACAGAATCTCATTGGATTGATAGATCCGGAGTTCCGTGTCGATCGCGGTAGGTTTCACCTTGTATTCCAAACAGAAAAGAGCAGCGTAGATCATTAGCTGCTCCATATGTGCCGGAATCGCCCCAGTTTTCAAGTCATGAATCCGGAGCTTATTCCCTCGAAAGGAAATTGCATCCGCTGTTCCATAACAGTTCGGAGAATAATAAAGGGGTTGTTCAGGAGACATCTTAAATCCGATTGCATCGTTTACATACATGTTGAGCGTGATCTGCTTTTTGGGTAAGTGCTGCGCCAATCGGATACAGTGTGCCGCGAAGTCGTGCAGTTCTGTCCCCTTTTGTGCGGCAATATAGCTAGCATATGTGTCGGCAAGCTTATCATCGGAATAGTTAATCCAATGATACTTGCTTGCCCCCAGAAATGCGTGGCTACCTGCCAGATCTAAGTGACTGTTCCAATTCATGGAAAACCTCCTCTTTGTTCTCTGGAGAGATAAACCTTGAAAAGGACATCTCGTTCATCAGCTTCACATAGTAATCCTGATTTGGCCGCTTCTTCGCTCCCGCACTTTTCTTACATTCCAATGTCGCCCATTTGTCTCTGAACAAAATGAGAAGATCAGGAATGCCCTGAATATGGCCAGAATCCAACTTTGTGACGATGCAGCCGGGAAGCAACGCTTTCAGTTCTTTTACGAGTCCGCTCTGAAAGTCTCTCTCCAGCTTCGCACTCATTTTGAAGCCGGCCCTCCTTTTATGACAAAAATAAAAGAACAGGCGCATGATGCCTCTTCTCTTCATAAAAGGGTGTGTATTCTTCGCGGACAAAAAGAAAGCCCATGCAAATTACGCATGGGCCAAAGCTAGGAAGATTGAACGATCAGTCCATCATAGGATCATTTGGGTCGATCACATAGTGTTCGCAGTGTTTCTTACAGAATGGATAATTCTCTTCGCAATTGGTAATACAAGCTGGGCCTGGCGGGTTTGCGCCGATATGGTTAAAATACGTCGGTCGATCCATGATTTGTTCGCATTCCTGACAGTACCAGTTTTGCATGACCGGATTCCATTTCATATCGCCACCGCATAGGTCGCATACGGCCGTGTTTCCATCTTCGTCATAGGCCCCATTGACCCATTCGTCGAAAGCATCTATCTTGTAGATATCATTATCATGATCCATACTCGCCAACCCTCCTCTTCGTCTATTGTATCACTCATAATGGTGTGAAACAAGCTAGATCGGGGAAAGAGTGACCGAGCGGCGGAATCATCGCATTTTCCTGTGTAAAACGTAGTTGTGGCCAGATGGCCAGATTTTTTCTCTATTATTTATATACTATATATTTTTCATTTCGCATTTAATAAAGAAAAAAAGTGGGCATCTGGCCACGAACCAGGAAAACAGCTTCAAAACCCCTCAAAATAGCCATTTTTACCCCCAAATTGGCCTGTTTTTGTCGTTTTTGAGTCATTTTCTGCCCACTTTTCTGCCCACTTTTTATTTCAAATCTGGCCATTTGCCCACTTTTTCTGGCCATTTGCCCACTTTTAGCATCGAGTAATGTGCTAAAAACCCAGAAAAAAGTGGGCAGCGCCCAGTTTTTGAATGTAAAAGTGGGCAGACGTTTTACACACCCACAAGACCTTCAACAATGCTTTCCTCCCCAAATTTTAAGATCCTCGCCACTTTATAGTCCGTATAATAGCTTGCTGACACTCATCCATTGTCATGCTCTTTCCTCCATTGCTCGAACGCTTCTTCTTGCTTTCTATTCATCTCGCCACTCAAAAACAAAGAACACATCACCGCAAGTAGGCTGAATAAAACGAACACAATCGCGATAGAGCCGACCAAAATACCAACAAGTTTCAAAAGATACCTCCTTTGGCCTCATACGCGTCTGCCGCTTCATCATAGGTTTCATATTCCTGGTAGAGTTCACCGTCTATGAAAAGGCCCCAGTGATGATGGTACATATACTCCAGATGCATATCAAACTCCTTACTCATCGATACCCCTCCTCATAGTTGTAGCGGATCGCACAGCCGCACTCCAAGCTCTTTTCCACATCGATGATTCGCTGGTTGCTACTACCTCGAAACGGAAGGTCAAGTGTTCTCAAACCAACTTCGAATCTGCCATCCACCAATACGTCTACCTGTTTTAGAAGCTCATGCGCCCAAGAAAATTCCAAAAGCTCCTCATACATCCATCCGGTATAGCACCAGACATTTAACCCAAGTTGGTGAGCCGCCAATGCGAGCACTGCGCACTGACCGGCCTGCGAGAACGGTTCCCCTCCGGAAAGCGTGATCCCATCAATCGAATTACATCTGTCTTTCATGAGGTTAAGAACCGAATGAAGGTCTTCCTCCACTCCTCCGGAAAAGTTATGCGTATCCGGGTTGTGGCAGCCTTTACAACGATGAGGACAGCCCTGAACGAAGATCGTCATCCTCAATCCAGGGCCGTCCACAATGGAGTCATATTCGATTCCCGCAAGTCGAATTTTATTAGGTTGCATTTGGAAGCCTACCACGCAGTTTTTCTATAAGCACACGCGCCCACAAGCGCTGAAAGTTTTTATGCGCCCTGCACACCTTATGGCAATAGGGCTTTCGGCGGCATATGGCACAGTCTCCATAGTCCTTCCACTGATCCGGAGTCCGTTCGCTCTGAACTTCATTCCGCTCCATGCTTTACACGCTCCTTTTCTTCGGCGCGCTTGGCATCATTCCACTTGTCCATCGTCCCAACCAGGTATCCCGTGATCCGACGCACCCGCTCGAACGGCCGTGCCGAAAGAATATGATAGGTCACTTTGACTTCCTCATGGCTTAACACCTCCACATCAATCCCGCTAAGCATGGATCCAAAGAGTTCGTTACCACGATCGAGATATGCGTTTGTCTCTTTTTCGGTAATTTCGCCGCCGGTCACATTCAAAGTCATTCATCGTTCCTCCTCAAAATTTCAGTAACCAGACGTTCCCCTTCATGCCGTCCGCAACCGGGACATTCGTTCCCTATGATGCCGTTGTATCCGCATTCTGGATCGCGGTCTACCGGATGATTGATGCTCCCGTATCCGATCCCACACTCCTTCATGTGACGTACAATTTTCTCAAATGCCGCCAGATTCACGCTTGGATCGCCATCCAGCTCCACATACGAAATGTGCCCAGCATTTGTCAGCGCATGATACGGAGCTTCGAGCTCGATCTTTCGGAAAGCTAAGATGGGGAAATAGACAGGAATATGGAAGCTGTTCGTATAAAAATCGTGATCGGTAACCCCGGGAATGATTCCATACCGTTCTTTATCTAGGCGCACAAAGCGCCCAGAAAGGCTTTCTGCCGGGGTTGCCAAACAGGTGACATTCATACCGCATTGCTTACTGGATCGGTCACAGAAGGCCCGTATTAGCCCCACAATAAACAATCCAAGCTGCTGCGCCTCCTCACTTTCGCCATGGTGTTTACCAATCAGGGCTTTCAGCGTCTCTGCCAATCCGATAAAGCCGATGGACAGCGTCCCATGTTTCAATACATCACCAACGTCGTCATCCGCATCCAGCTTTTCAGAGTCTTTCCATACATGCTCGCCCATCAGGAATGGAAAATTACGGACTTTTCGACGACTTTGAATATCAAACCTCGCCAGAAGCTGGTTCAAAGTCAAGCGCAGAATCCCATTCAGCAAATCGCAGAACTTATCGACATTTTTATCTGCAATAATCGCCAATCTTGGCAAATTGATGGACGTGAAAGAGAGATTCCCCCGACCGGGAGCGACTTCCTCGCCATACACATTCCCCATTACCCGGGTTCGGCAACCCATGTATGCCACTTCGGTTTCCGGATGACCAGGCTTGTAGTACGCTAAATTGTACGGCGCGTCAAGGAATGCGAAGTTGGGGAAAAGTCTTTTTGCAGAAGTCTCCATCGCCAGCCGGAACAAATCATAGTTGCGATCATCGGGATTGTAGTTTACGCCCTCTTTCACGCGGAAAATCTGAATGGGGAAGATTGGTGTTTCGCCATTACCCAAGCCTGCCTTTGTTGCGAGAAGTAATTGCTCAACGGCCAATCTTCCTTCCCAGCTGGTGTCCATACCATAGTTAATCGAGGAGAACGGGACCTGTGCTCCGGCCCGGCTATGCATCGTGTTAAGGTTGTGAATCAGACCTTCCATTGCCTGGTAGGTATCTCGTTTGGTCTTTCGAAGCGCATAGTCCTCACGCCACGAAACATCAGATCTCCCGCTCAGTTCGGCTTGCAGTTGAAATGCTTCCTTCAAATATCGCTGATAAGTAGCCCGCACCCCGTCACCCATCGCATAATCGAAGTCCACGATGCTTTGGCCGCCGTGCTGGTCATTCTGGTTCGATTGGATTGCAATTGCGGCCAGTGCCGCGTAGCTTCCAATCGATTTAGGCTCTCGAAGATGCCCATGTCCTGTGTCAAAGCCCTCTTTAAACAGCTTTCGAAGTTCGATCTGCGTGCAGGTGGTTGTCCAGCCATAAAAATCCAGATCGTGAATGTGAATGTATCCTTCCCGATGCATCAAAGCAATCTCAGGGTCGATCATGGTGTCCAGATAATACTCCTTAGCCGTGTTTGCCCCGTACTGCAACATGGCACCCATCGCCGTATCGCCATTGATGTTGGCGTTGTCACGTTTCAGATTGCAGTCTTTTGCCTGGGAAACGGTTATGTCGTCAAAAATTGATTTAACTTTTGCACCAAATTCCTCGTCACGCATGTTTTTCTAATCCTCTTCTTTATTCATTTCATTCTCCTTCTTGACGGTGGGATCCGGGTTACAGAATGTGGACTTCTGAGGCTTCGGATCAAGAGGTTCGTATTCGCTTTCTCTATGGCACCACCATTTGAATGTCTCAAAATAAGAACCTTTGTTTCCTTTTAGCCGCTTACAGATCGCCATTGCCAAACCCTTTTCTCTATCAAAAGGTTCGTTCTCCGCCTTTACAATGGTCTTTGTACCATCACTCCAAAACACAATGGTCGCGGGAGGATTGAATATAACCTTTTTAATCGAGATAGTCGAAGTTTTGAACGCGCCGCCAGCCCCAAAACGAAGAATCGCGCTTTGTTTTTCTACCTCTCGACTGGGGATGCCGCACATCAGCAGATAGTGTTCATACTCAGAAAGGACTTCAAAATACAAAGGGCTATGGCAAATATGCCTACCGGAGATATACAATGTAAAAACGCCGTTGTACGGGCTCCAATGAATTGAAGGTATGATCTTCTCCCCGTTAATGATCAACATGTTTCATTTCCTCCTCTGCTTTCTCGCTTCCGATATCAGTAGGTATTCCTCATACGCCAGAATGGCATCATCATACGAAAAGCACCGACAAACGTACTTACCCGCCACCCGCAGAGTAAATACGCCGTCGGTGCTCTCATCAATGTTGAATCGATTCATGATTCGGTTACCACGAAAGGAAGCTTAAATCTCGTGCACATCCGATCGTCGATATACTCATCGGCAAACACCTTTCGGCTGTCACCTTGAAATGCCAGGATGATCTCGGGAAGGTTCTCATTCACCGCATCGAATATAATCCCGTGACCGTCGCACCACTCGATCGCATCTATCAGCGGATATCCAAGACGGTTCGTCCACAAGATGAGTTTCGCGCCCTTGCGCTGCTCTTCCAGAATATAATCAATAACTTCCTGATTTGGACTACCGATGTTCGGCCACTTGTTTTCGCACAAAGTCCCGTCAAAATCAACCGCAATGATTTTCGTCGGATTCTGACTCATATGCTTCCTCCAATTCTTTCAAATATTGGATAGCGTCCTCTTCTGGTACCTCCGGCGTGCTAAGTACTTTGCAGCGATTCATCAGCTCGACAAGTTTATCCCCATATCGATCGCAATACTTGTTAATCCTGATAATCGTTTCAGTCGTCAAGACAAGATCCTCCGATCATTTTCCCCGACATAGCAGCGGCCTCTACATTCCGGACATGGATGTAAATATATGGTCTCGTTGTATTGTTGGCCGACAACGACCATCTCGTTTCTCGTTACGACGAACTCGCACCCACACGTTTGACACTTAATCAGATACTCGGGATTGTTATAGTCTTTACTTCCGTTCTTGATGATCTTCATTTATATCACCTCGGTTAATACTCGCTGGGGAACAGAATTGTTGTTACGCTCCGATCCCACTCAGTAATGATCCAGATTTTCCATTCTGGATGAGAAGGATGAATGTAAGCGGCAAGGATACGATCCTCACCGCTTATCACAGCATCGTCATTCTGTTTTGCGTCTTGAGGGTCGAGATCGCCCCAATCACGCTTAACATACCGCTCATAGAAACAGCGCCAAACAAAACCTTCGAAATCGGGAGAGCTCCCCATCAAGTCAGCAACGCCTCTGGTGGAAACAAGCCTGCCAAGTGCGAACCTACTCATAATATACCCCCCCCCTCATCAATGTTGTTTGGTAGGAGTGCTTTACCTGTTATTAGAGACAGGGAAGGTTTATCTTTTTCGATCAACCTGTTCTACATACTTTAGAAAGAGAATCGAGAATAAAATGATCCACCAGAGCTGAAACACGATGCTTAATATCGTGAAGCAGATGATGGATACACAATTCTCGATCATAACAATGGTTTCCAGTTTCATCAACAAACCTCCGAGTCAATCCCCGTAATCTCCTTGAAAAGCTTGGCGTCGAAGTTGGGGATAGCACGAACAGCTCTGCACATCTCGATATTGCCGTCATAAAAGAAAGTCTCACCGACTTTGTACTGGAAACCGCGGCAGGTCCAATCCGGCTCAAAAACCTTGAAACCCTTAATGATATTGCTCATCCTTCATTCTCCTTCATTTATTTTTTCTCTTAAGACTTCGTAGTCAGCAACTCGTACATGGCTTTTGCGTCTTCGCCCTGAAAGGCGTTAATGATTTCCAGTTCTTTTCCGTTCTTTTTTCCGACGATCAGCACATTGTCGTTCTTGCCATGGGTAAAATCGAACCCGACCAGAAGTGTGTCGTTCAGCGGCATCTCCAGTTTCGGTTCCACCTACTTTTCCTCCTTACTCGGTTGAATAAGGCCCTTTCCCAGAAGAGCGTTTTTCAGAGCGCACAAAATATGCTCGACGGTGTATTTCGTATGTGCGCTCAACTTCATGTAAGGGCTGTGCTCGGCCCACCAGCGGAACACCTCGTCGAGATTACCCTTTTGCCAACTGAATGCCCACCAGTCACAGATCATCTCCATAATATAGTTATAGGGCATATCAAGCGCCTCAACGGCTTCATTGGGTTCGTCGTGAATCAGAACCCAGTGCTGCCAGTGATGCGGATTCAGATGAATGTGCCGAAGCCAGGCAAATTTGAAGTTTGAAACGACAGAATGGGAGCGATTTTTTCCATAAAAATAGGTGTCATAAGCGCCGTATTCTTCGGGGTCAGATTTTGATAGGTCATGCTCCATACCAATCTGCCGTTCATAATCCGTGTCACCCTTCACTAGCTCTGGAAGATTTTCCTTGATCCAATCAAAGCCTTTCTTTACGTTTGCCTTGTGCTGGACAAGGTAGTCGTCATATTGAACACTCATGCTTTTCTCCTTTTCTTACTGGCGATCTTGTGATATAATTCAGGAAATGTAGTAGGGGAGATGCAAAAAAATGGAATTCGTAGACTTCAATGACGGCGAATGGTTAATCATGCAAAACGATCATGACGCCCTGAAGGCCGCCAGAGAATTACGCGGTCTATCCATTGAAAAGGCGGCGGAATTGATCGGCGTGACCGTCGCAAAATATAAAGCCTACGAGTCTGGTCGATATCACTATTACAACGCCCCAAAAGAGATACGCGATAAGATTAGAACGTATTTAGATCCTCAAGGCCTAGTTCCCTTGGATAGATGTGGGGACTTTATTCTGTAACCACTGTCCTTTCGCTATGGCAGCTTCCATATCTGCACCTCTCCGGGGTAATTGGCGAATGCATCCTTAATCATTTGGTAAACGATGTTCCAATCTCCGCCAGCAAGTCCGCATCCAATGTGATCCGGTATCGCGATCGTGCAATCTCCATATGTTTCGTGGCAAATATTTGAGATGTCAACGAAACATTTCATGAGGGCGTTGTAGTCTGTTTGCGGCCCTTCTTTATAAAAACCCTCCTGTGCAAAGCAGTTAACAATGAAGGGCAACTGTCCTTCTTCGGACAAGGACGTCCAAAGAGTGAAGCCCATTAACTCTCTGGGGGATCTGGAAAGGGAGAACTCGCGATAACGTTCATACACACTTGGGTGCATGGTCCGGATTTGTCGTGCAAGGCCAGCACCCATTACTCCCATACAATTTACCTGATGACAGATAACCGGAGCACCAGAATCTAATACGTCTCCAGTGTGATGAGATAACAATCCTCGCCGTACATTCGCCATTCTATAAACTCTCCCTTCATTAAATGTCTTCCTTACTTATGCGCCGAACTCAAGATATCCGGGAATCTTTAGCGATCTGGCAATCTCACGTCGAATGTCATCCTTATAAACTGTTTGAAGACGCCCGTTAATACTAATAGCTACCGTTTCTCTTAAAACCGGAGCAGAGGCCAGAGAACCGGCATTTTTCACGGCTTCATTTAAATAGGCCATTCCTTCCATTTGTTTGTGATCGCATGTCTCAACGAACTGGCATTTCCTACATTCTCTGGAGATGATTGATATTCCGTAGGCATCATTGTTCATGGTTTTATCTCAACATCGGGTAAAATCTCCGTGTGAAAATATAGCTTATAGTGATAGGGATCGGTATGGGTTCCAGTAATATCCTCCATCACATATAGCGTGTAGTCGTTGAGATAGATATAATTCTTCTTGTATTCATTAGGGCCGGTTTTACAGGTGACGACCAGCTCACCACTACTGTTGTTACTCAGGCTCAAATAACCCTCAACCTGAAGTATTACGAGGTCCGTACGAGCATTATAAACAGTAATTCTTCGCTCACACTCGAAATAATCCGCCTGCTTGGATAGGTTCGAGTTTACTTTGTCCGCTTCGGAGGAGCAGCCGGTCATGAAAAGCGCTACTGCCAGAAGCAACCCAATAATTACCAGATACTTTTTCCCCTTCACCATTTCACAAACTTCCCTTCATTAAATGTCTTTTTCTCCTTCAGTGCCCGTCCAATCGCCAGGTCAATGCTGCTGCGAGATTTCAGGTGATAGTAATACAGATCTCGAAATGGGGTATTAAGCCTATCGATACGCCCGCTGGCTTGAACCATCACCTTGTAGGAATAATTCTGCGAGAAGAACAAGATTGTGTCCGTCCGTATGCAGTTCCATCCTTCTGCCCCCGCGTTATACTGCACCAGATACACCCATCGGTTTCCGTCCGGAATCGGCTGATGCTTGTGCCCATTCCATTCGGCAATTTCCGTCTGAGCAGAATATCCAAGGCTCTTCAGCAGCTCCAATTCGTAGTCGAAGTTATAGAACACGATCATCTTGGGATGCTTCTCATGGATCTCAAGCACCGCAATCTGCCGACTTTCATCACGATTCACGATCTTGCGAAGCGCGTAGCACAGTCCGCCGGCGTTTTCAATCGGCTTGTTCTCCCAAATATCCCAACGGTTCTTCATCATCTCCTTATAAACCATTGCGTCATACTCGACAAACACGTCTTCATGATGCGCCGTTGTTTCCCGTTGAAAGTCCATCGTGACCAGAATATTATTACGAAGTCGTATCAACCTCCCGGTGTTCAAATATCTTTCTACCTTCGGAAATTTGGAAAAGCGAGAGTAAATAAGATGTTCCCGCGCGAACTCCGTTCTATTTTTATAGAATCCGTTGGCGATGAATACCGGAATATAGTCCTGCCAGGTGTCCCCAGGCGTGGCCGACAGAAGCACCCATTTGTTACTTCGGGCGATTTTCAGAAAACTCTTTACCCAAACGCCGCTGCCAACAACTCGCTGTTCATCAAAGATAAAGAACGCATCCCTTACATCTGAATACTTGTGCACGTTGTTCCAGCTGTCAATCACCACGACGTGCCGATATAAGCACCCATCTGTAGAAAGAAGAAAAGGAGCCATTTCTTTTTCCCACTCAAAGGTATCTCGCTTGCGCGCCGTTGTGATAATATAAAGATCGGGAGGTGGATCGCCCATAGGAATATACTCACCCCCCTGTATGGTCATCGGGTCTCCGCCGTTCTGGAGATAGTAGTAGCTGATGGCAGTCAGGCTCTTCCCACTACCTACGCCGCCGCAAAGTATGCATCCATTTTTCATCCGCTTGATTGCGTCCAGTTGATAGTCAAAAAGACTGATGTTTGCCATCTTCTCACCTCCTACAGCGCGGTAACAAATTTTATAAAATTTGTTAAAAGTTATCTTCCTCTTCTTCGCGCCGGGAATACCTCGCAGCATACGGATCATCATCCATATCCTGCTCAACATACATTGTGCGAATATAGAGGCTCTTCTGATGGCCGACCGGGTCGTACTCGTAAGCGTTCAGAATTACGTTCACATTCTTGGCGCGAATTTGATCCAGCGTGACAATCGAGTTTTCATCCAGCAACACGGGTTGATTATCCCCGACGACCAAATATACCTTCGGCGGATATTTCACCGGATTTCCGAGACGATCCTCATACTTGAGAACCGCCGAAACGAAGTATTCCGGAACAAAATCATTCGGGTCTTCATCCTGCCGAGGCCTCGTTTCACGTACCTTAACGCCCTGTTTGATGAGGTCGCGCGCCTGCTCCGGATCAGGAATTATCAAATTGCACTTCCTTCGAGTATCCGCAAAACGGTCATTTGCGGGATTTCCGGAGAAATTGGTTGCGAAGATAAATCGGGTGTTATCCACGGTGATGCGCTTATCCATAATGTCTTTTCTTCCTTTCAAATATCTTGAGATTCTCCCTGTTTCCTCGGCTATTCACGTCATAGCTAAGAAAAGATAAAGGCGAAAGCAGATTGTTCATTCTGCTCCCGCCTTCATAAAGAGGCTTGTATGTTTCGCGGATCAGCCATCCGATGGCACATCATATCGATCCTCCGAAACGAACCACTCGAAGTCCCCATACTTCGCAATCGTGTCTTTTGCGTCATTCACGAGTTTGTCATAGAAACCGTAATCGATATCCGATTCTTTGGATAGCTCTTTAACCATCTCGCTCTCCATCCATCGGTACCCCTTGCTTCCAGTTGCGGCGGAATACTTACCACCCGATTCCCGCATCAGCAGGCCGCCTCCGCATCCGGGTTTCACCGGGGAGAACTGCCCAACGCGTCCAATGAATCGGTAGCAGTGGCCCGTATCAATTTGATCGATTAAGCTTCGAAGGTTCATGGCTAAAGCAGCGCTATCGCATTCCTCCGGAAGCGTCCCGGTTTCCTTAAAATCCATTAGGTCGTCATGGGTCAGATTGTTTTCTTTGAGAGCCCGAGCAAGCGACTTTTCGAGATTCTCGACATTCGGAAGCTTTTCGTTCATATCCAGATAGATCGCCCCGCTTACCGAAAATGTCTCGCACAAATCCCTAAATTCGATAGGCTCTCTGCTGAATAGGGTCTTAAACACGTAAGGGACAGCAAACTGCTTTCCAGTCGCCGTCCATTCCCCCGGATGGTCTTTAATGTCACCTGGAATATAGCCGTATTTGGCCATGCAGGCATCCGCGACGTCATACTTGGCAATATATACGGCATCATTCACCAGACACATTTTGTCATAGGTCGCTTCGTGCTCAAAGGTGTAACCGAACCTCTTTCCATATTCCATCACAAACTGAATAATATCCGGCGTAGCATCCGGGATTTTGATAGAATCAGTCTTGATGTGCGCCACCGTAAACCCGCGCGCTTGTACCTCGTTCTTCAGGTCAATCATAAACAGTGCGCCGCGCTTAGCTACGATGTTGTCCTTGTTTCGGGGATCGCGGAAAGCGTTCTCGAAGGCGGCCGATGTCAACCCGTATACGGAGTTGATGGCCGTTTTCAGTGCGTTGGCAAGTTCCTTCGCCGTCAATTCGCCATTCTTGACCTTCTCGATATACGGGGTCAGCTTTCCATCCAGAATATGGTTTACCTCGTCCCAAGCCTTGTGTTTAATACTCACGCGGCCGTCCACGATCTCCTTGAATCGTGTAGTGAACTCCGGTCCAAATAAACACTCGGCGATTACGCTATGTGGATGCATGGATGCGACGTCCAGCAGCGCCACATTTCCGTACATACCCGGTTCCGAATGGACGTATCCGCCTTCGCCGACCTCCTCATTTCGATATGTGGATACGCCTCGCTCGTACTTGTATCCAGGGAAATAGGGGAGTAGGCTTTCGTCGTCCCCGTGCGTAACCTCCATCATCTCCGGCGTCGCGTTCAATAGGAAGTTCATCACGTCTTGTTTCAACTCGTGAACAGGATCGGCCAGATTCCGATAGTTGAACACGCTCTGCGGACTACGTACCCGATCAAATATGATTCGCGTGGTAAGGCTGTTTGTGGTGTCATTAACCGTCATACCGGCGATGTCGGCTAGAATTCGCCGAGCCGTCCAGTCCGCTGATAAATGGTTAAATACCGCTTCGGTCGCCAATACGTCATTATCGCAGTATTTTGCCACCAGTTCCCACTTTTCTTCAGGCACAGGCTTGTCCCACGGCAACCCGAGCTCTTGGTGGTGGATCCCCAGTTCGATTTCGAACTTCTTCAGGCTCTTCTTATTTCCCGCTGACGCGAAGTCGTACACGTCGGTATAGCTTACATTATAAGCTTCGCCGAAGAAGCAGTCGCTCCGTTTTCCACCAACAATAATCCGCTGACTCAGGTCGTATAGTTGTTTGTTGCTATAGCCAAGCAACCGCGCATAGAGAATATGATTGTCGTACCGGCGGCAATTAAACCCGACCAACTTGAGCTTCATCAGCTGCTCGATCTCGGCAGGTTTCGGGTTAATCATTCTGATGACAGGCTTTCCCTCTCCCGCAGTCTTGTAGTTAACAAGAAGTAGGTTTGGGAACACCTCCACGTCATAGAACACCATCGGGCTTTCCTCATCCATACCGGATTTGCCATCGTTTTCTTCTTGTGATTTGAAACGCATTTGGCATGTCAACTTCAAGCAGTATTCGGCTTGGTGTGAGCTTCCGGCAGCAAAAGCAATCACGGCGGGGCGCATGTCACTCACATCATAACTTAAATCACTGGCATAAGCGTCCTCCAAAATCTTGTGGATGAAATCAATGCTCGGTTTGGTTCCTGAATGGATTTCTTTTCGCAGATTGCGTTCGATCAAACTTCTAAGGCCCTTCTCGCTCTGCACGGAGTCAAAATTAACCGTCTTTTTCACCTCCTTCAAGGGCAGTCCATGGCTCAGCGTGGCGATAGGGAGATCGTTGCAAAGGGAAAGCCGCCGCCTGAGACTCGAATTGCCCGTGAATACCTTCACCTCAATCCGGTTGTCATACACGCAGCTCAGCATAGATGGATCTCCCGCGTAAATATAGTGAAGATGAATGCCTTTTCCGCTTTTGCTTACTTCAGCATAGGTTGGCGGCCATTTACTGGCTTCTTCCAGATTTTTCTGAAAATCTTTCTCGCCATCCGCACCAACCATATCAAAGTCGATTACGATATGGTTTTCCGGCACCTTCACATAATGAACGCGCGTCGTCACAAGCTCCATGAGCTTCGTCGTCACATTTGCCCACTTGAACTGCGGGGTTCCGGATTCACTCGCGTATTGCGCATAGCAATCGCCAAGCACTTTGTCCAGAAGGGATGGCTGTTCTGTCAAACAAAGAAGCGGCGAGACGGAATCTTCCGGCTTCTCGTCGTTCTCTTCGAATTTTTCGGATCGAAATCCTCGGTAGTAATTGCGCCCCCTTGTCCCATCTGCCAACCCCCGCCGTTCCTCGTACTCGCGAAAGTAGTTTTTCAACTCCTCCTTTACTTTTCTCTGGGGGTATGGATACGGAACCTTCGTATCTTCGCAGTAGGTTTTGTACATCTCCCAGGCGGCTTTCAGTGTTGTTTCGTCCTCTTTCTTAAATACTGCCCAAGAATCCATCACAAAATTATAAAAGTCGTTGGACGCCCCCAGCATTTTTACTGGGATATAATCATCGTAGGCACCGGGGTTTTCCAAATACACCTGTTGGCATTGATTCGCAATCGCCCCAAGCTCAAAAGCGATTTGCTTGACAAGCTGCTTATATTCCCTTGGTGGTATTTTTTCACCGGTAGGGGATACATCGATCAAACGCCTGATCAAACCGCTTTTCGCGTCCGTAATCTGCACGGGCCGATTGGTGCCCATGAACAGAAAACACTTAAACCGATTTGCGTAAGCCTTTTGAAACTTCTCATTGACGGACATTTTTTCGTGCGAAACCAGAGAATTGAGCCGCGTGTTATCCTCGATCTTGCTAAGGTCGCCATCGTGCTCTATAGCCACCAAAGGATTATCGCGGAATGCCTCCAAAGCAAAACTGTTGGAAGATGAGCCTAGTGCTTTAGCGCTAAACACACAGGTATAGCCCTCGAATAACTGCTCTATCACGTTGATTACGGTTGATTTGCCTGTTCCGGCAGCACCGTAAAATACCATGAACTTTTGCAGCTTCCGGCTGTCGCCCGACACAATGGATCCGATCGCCCATTCAATTTTGTGGCGCTCTTCAGGGGCGTACAGCACGCTGAGCATCCTGTCCCAAGCAGCCGGTGTTCCCGTCTCCATCGGATACGGGAGCTTCTTGGAGGCATAGTCTTTTCGCTCCGTTTCCGTATTGGAGAAGATCAGCTTCTCGTCCAGCATGTTAAAAGAATCGCGCATCTGCCGTTGACAATACTTATGAAAGCTATCAATCATACAGGTCTCGGCGTCCCACATGTGTAGCACTCTATAGCCATTCTCAAAGCGATTTGCGTTCTCCTTGGCGTATTTGTCCAGCTCCCGATCGACGATTTCGATTACGTCCTGCTCACTCACAGACCATAGTCCGCGTTCCTCTACCCAAATCGCATAAAAATCCCCGCCGCGAATCATCAGATGTTCGCTGGGATTCTTAATCACGAACTTCGGATAGATTTCGACGACCCCGTTCTTTTTAGAGCGGGTCGAAACCATCATAAAATCGATCATGTTTTACCCTTCGTTCATCACATTTTTAATCTCCCGAATCTGTGTTTTGCTCTTTACCATTCCAATGGCCATTCCGGCAGTGATAAACACCAGCCCAGCAACTAATTTGCGAAGAAAATGGATTTCACCCATAATCGCGTCAAAAGCGGCTGATCCCGTCTCAAATGCGCTGCTGGCAATTTCATTTATCTCATCCTGCTCTCTGGCTTTTTTTTCGAGCTTGATTACTCGACCATCAAGAGAGTCGTAGTTCAACTCAACCGTAGATTCCAGGTCTTCCAATTTCTGCCTGTTCATTTCTCATTCTCCTCCAGATATGCCATCATTTGATACCAGATTTCGATCTCACGCATGTCGAACTTAGGATACCGAAGGGTAAACAGCCCTCCCTGGCCGCTTTCATCGTATTCTCGGCGCATAAAACGGTACAGAATATCATAGGCGGCCTTCATGTTAAACCGCCGGTCGTCCATACCCATCAATCCGAGACTTTCGACCATTTCAAAGAACCATTTACCCGTTCGGTCTCCATCATCCGGGTTATCCATGATCTGCTCTTCGCAGCGTGATGCGAGAGCGACCATCATTTCCAGCATACTGCATGGACGGTTATCCAAATATCTTTTTACATCGGTCCCGCTCAACCCGAACTCGTATGCGAACCGGTACCGAAGATCTATCCCGTCGTCTGCCCGATTCGCATCCATATTCAGCATATAGACGAACTCAGTTCCGTGAAGCAGGCTAAAAAGTTTCCGCCAGGACAGCCGACCTCCATACCGATTGTCGCACACGAGATGCGTCATATAAGCGAAATATCGCTCATTCATCTCGTGAATGTCCAATATTTGTAATCCTCCTTTGATTATTGATTCGGCGCTCGATACGCTTTGTTATTCATCGCTTCCTCATAACTACGCTCGTCTTGCAAAATCTCGTAGTCTGTACGCATATCATCATTTCGAACAAAGACAGAATCGGGCTCATACTCGCCAAAATGCTTCAGACTTTCGCGTCCGATGGTCTCCTCAATATCCTCCTCGCTCATTGCGTTGTCGTCATCATCGGCTATTGTGCCATCGGAATAGTACGTCAGGCTGATTTCTTCATAACCCGCATTCGTTCCAAATTCTTCTGGCGGAATCACATAATGACTCGTTTTTTCTTCCTCCTTCGGTTCCTCTTTTTTGGGAACCGCTGCCTTCTTATTTGGGTAAAAGGCCCGATAATCCGTTTTCTTATCATCCGAACGTGTCTTAATACCTCTATCCGTTTCAGCAACCGGATTCTCCTTCGGTGTATCGGCGATTTCTTTAGCGGTCTTCGGTTTGGCATCAGACATACTTTTCACCTGTCGGCGAAATGCTCTCTTGACCGAGTCAATTTCTTCTTGAATGACCTGATTGTAATGCTGTTCCAGCAGCTTTTTTCCGGCAAAAAAGCCGGCCACGCCGCCGCAGGAGAATCCAAGAAACGCGATAAGTCCTTTATTCATCTTTATTTCCTCCCTATCGTTCCGTCGCATTCACCGTACATCATCACGGTTGTCTGATCGCCAGTTGTATACCGTTTCAGCATTTGGCGGTACAATGTATCCGTAGCGCGGCCGTCATACAAACCCTTATCATATGCGGCGCTTTCCCTCCGCGTATTTTCCTTGTGAATCATATCGGCAATCTGGCAGTTCAAGCGCTCATTACTCTTGCGGAGGTGATCGGTTTCTCTTGTCTGTTTCTTTGCGTTATCGAAGAGTATAAGTACAAACATGCCAAGCGCCGTAATAATAAATGTGATGATGACGGTTCCAAACATACTCCCTTTTTCTCCTTTAATCCTTGATTGTCATAGCGGTAACGGCCAAACCTCCAAAAAGGAAAGCGGCACTCAACAGAATGCCGCCTATAATATGACGTTTACGTTTCGTATCCAGCATCGTGTCAATCGTATAGATAAAGTGCTCCAGAATATCCATTCTGTTTCCCCCTCTCTACTCGGTTGATCGTGTCATTTGTTGCCAGAAAGCACCGCGACGCCGCCGACCAGACAGATTCCAGCCATCGCGGCGAACAGATAGGACAAGAACGAAAGTCCGTTACGCATGACAATCTACCCCCTTAGATCAAATTCTTATCGGAAGCGCGTTCCAATACAGGACCATCTACGTTGAAGTCCAAAATGATCGTTTCAACAAACCCATCCGGATCATTTTCATCAGATCTGCGAATTTCACGAATACGGAAGTCCACGTAGTTGTCCGTTTTCAACTGCTCAGCGTTTTCGGGATCATACACCCAACCGACGATCTGACCAGCCTTTGTTTTGTCATACCCGAGCATCTCATAGACCTCATTCAGGAAAAGATATCCATGAGAACGAAGCTGCGCATTGGCCAGCCGTTGTTGGAGTGTCAGAAAGCTTAAGTTATACTCATGACTCGGTTCCCACGCTTTGGAAGCCCCCTGCTCGAAGTAACGGGCGTAATCGGAGAGTTCTCCGGCAACTTCAACGGTCTTTTTTACTTTCTTCTTTTTGCCGTTTTCGTCCGTAACCGTTTCTTCGATCTTCTGCTCGTGAATGTCGTAGCGAATCTGCCGCTCGGCCTCTTCGCCATACCGATCCGCCACGCGGGAACGATACTGCTTAAAGCTTGTATCAAGCGTGGCATAAGCAGCCGCCAGTGCCACATTACGCTTACGCAGGATGTTGTTTCCGGCCAGAATGCCTGTAATGGACAGCCCGCCGATGATGCAGGAAGGCGCGTAGAGCTTTATATAGTCGAAGCCGGTCTGAAAATAGACTTTTGCAGTATTGTGCCGACGCTCACCTTCCGACTCTAACTTGTCGTTTTCTTTGCGCGCCAACTCCATGCGCTTTTTTGCCTTATCCTTCACTTCAGGCAACTTCGTCGTAGCCTTACAAGCCATCACACCACCCACAACTGTTCCAGCCACACCGCCGAACACAAGGATTTCGGGGCTGTGCTTTCTCAAAAACATCGTGGCGCGGTTCATCGTGCCAATAACGTCAATTCTCATGTCTATCCTCTCTTTCTTTTTCCAAAGCTTCGAGACCAAGTTTGTAAAGGTAGTCTTGATACTCCACTTGCTTCCTGTAAGCGGCATCTAATTCAGCCTTTTCAACTTGCTCAATCAGCCGATCAAGATACCATCGCGCCTTTTTCAGGTCAATCAAGCCATTCTTTTTCTTCCAACGGCACATATACTTGAGGACATTTCCCGTGTGCGTCGCCTCTAAACCGTTGAGCCCATCCGTAAACGCTTCAATCACATCAATCGTTTCAAGCCCATTCTTTGTTCTATAATGGGTCGGATGATTTACCAAATCATTTTCCATAGCCTACTCCTTATAGTGTCGTCGCCCTTGGCAACTGGATAATATAGCCCTCACGAACGCTCTGAACGTGGGCGTCATCGAGGTTTGTCCAGCCATATTTGTTATCTGTATAGTTACAGCTTTCCCCAGCCAGGTCGAATAGGTCAGCGACCGATACCGCGTCAAAGTGATCCAGCAACTCATACATTCGTTCGAGTACAACTTCGGCATCTCCACGGTTGTTGAAGATCAAGTCATTATAGCTGTAGCTCGATTTAGCACGGCCTCCATTACTTCCGGCATTTCTCTTGTCGTCCTGACGGTCGTAATAGGATCGGTACGATACCTTATTCGCCGGGCCGCTGCCTCTTTGCGGGTTTCGCTCACCAAGCAGCATTCCAGTTCCGTTACAGACGATATCATAGAATGCACGCTTAATCGTGGGTATTAGCACGTCCTGTAGAATATAGTTCTTTACGTCCTTCACGTCATTGGCGATGAATATACTCCCGAGTTTATCCAGGCCGTTTTTCTTGCGCTGCGTGGCAGTTCCAGTAATCACTTTCTCAGCCCGTCTTTGAGGGAGATCTTGCTTTTCTTCTTCCTTCATTCGGTTGGAGTTGGATCGATACTCACTCATACGTCACGCTCCTTTCCAAAATATAAAAAGGGAGAGCGTTTGTCTTGTAAACGCCCTCTCTTTGTTGGGATTCTCACTTGATCGGGTAGACCTCATCCGGATCATCGATGTCCGATTCGTCATCGCACTTGGCAGGTTTGTCCTTGCGCTTGTCCTTAGCCTTCTTGACAGCGTTCTTCACTTTGCGACCGATCGGCTTTGCACCAAACTCCCACGCCAAAGCGCCAAGAGCCATGATACCGCCAACGATGGCAACGTTCTTCAGACCGTTGTTCTTGGAAGGCACAGCGACCTGCGTCGTAATTTCCTGAGCCGCCTCGTTAGTGATGACTTCATTCATCATTTCGTTTTCCATGATTCGTTTCTCCTTTCAAATTCGGGTTTTCCCTTCATAATACCGCTTGCATTTTTCGCGGACTCGCTCACACCACGAGCCAGTCCATTAGTCATATCTCCGTATACTTGTAGTCCGGCATGATCCTGAAGGACATCACAAGGCAGGGGGTATGTCCGTTCGCCAGTTGTGAAGAAAACTCCAACTCTATCGAACCCTTATACATATTCCACCCAAGCTGGTCGCCAGCATCGACAGACGAAAGATTGATCTCCGTATAGAACTCATTCAGGGAGATATAAGGTTCGCTCATCACGTTCATCTGTCGGTTTAGCTTATTGGCTGCGTGTCTAAGCGTTTCTATGTCCGAGTAGAAATATCGCCCAAAGGTTGCGTCATAGCAAAGCGTTTTCCCGCATCCCTCCGCCATTAAGATTTCCTGGCTTGGCGGATTGCGCTCTACGCGGTCCTTATCAATAGATTCTCGAATCGCTTCCTCTTTCTTCTCACCGAGCGTTTCGACAACTTTATCACGATATTCATACAGCGCCGTCTCAGACAGACTGTAAGCCGTCGCCAATGCCGCGTTCCTCCGCCCATTCAGGGTACTAGCACCGATCAAACAGGCCGTTGACGTGATGCCTGTTACGGCAGCCGGAATATAGCATTTCCACGTAGCTTGAATCGTCTGAACGGCTGTTAGTTTTTTGTGGTTGTCCTCGCGTTTCTTTTTCTCGATACGCCTAATCGCTTCCGGCGTAGCCTTCACGGCGAGAACCGTCGTTGTCAGCATACCAGCAATTCCAACCCCCGTTAGAATCTCTGGGCTGTGTTTTCTGAACGTCAGAATTGCTTTTTTGGAGATTTCTGACAGATCAAAATTCAACATTATATCCCTCCTCGTGCTCTCCTAAATATTGTTGGATGCTATCCGCGATGCAAATTACATCCCCGACAAAACGGTCCGTAATCGGGTTCCCACGGTTCACTCGGATTTCATCGATCCAGCAAATATAGCGATGTATGGTTTCAACCGGGTTCTCGGTTTCAGGCACGCTTTTAATCTTCCGAATCATCTCTTCCGATAGATATCGAGCATAGATGTTATACCCGAATTTCCGCATCGTCCATGTGGCCAAACAATAGTGCTCGGGAGGCGAAAGCTCCTCCTGTCGATACCTTCTGAGTAGCGAAATCGCACGTTCTTTCGTCATACTCATCAGCACAAAAGGAAAGAGCCCTCGCATTGAGAGCTCTAAGCCTTTATTCTCCTTTCTTATCTCGTTCGGCAAGCGCCTTCAAAACCTTCTCCTCGATCTTTGCATCCGTCTGCTTCTCGCTCACGAAGGAACTCAGCAACGATATGCCGATCCCCCCAATGGTAGCAAGAAGTCCGAGCGCCTTGATTCCAGAAATTTTCTTCATAGCCTTCGCCTCCTTCATAATATGAGTTGATTATTTCGCGGGATCCCACATTTGTTCTCCGGAAAATTCCGTTTCCTCATGATGTGGCGAAAAAGGAGTATCGATAGAGCAGACCGTCAACCCATCATCCGTAACAAAATATCGATGGTTGAAATCAATCCATTGATATCCATAGAACGCTTCGCCGTCGTATAGATTCCAACCGACTTCATCCCCGCCGTCTACAGGATCAAGGTCAAGAAAATCCAGAAACTCGTTAACAGTTACGCCCTGTTTCAGCACAAAATTCCGATTGATACAATACTCCGCCTGAAATACCTGCTCCATTGTTCGATCAAAGAACTTACCGTATGGCTCGAAGTAAAAGGTTTGCACTTCATCCCATGGCGGACGATCATTTTCAGCATTCTTTTCGTCCTGCGCTACAGCTCTTTCCACCATACGATCTCCCGCCTCCCCGAACAGCGATTTCACTTTATCTTTATACTTCCTATACGTCTGATCTAGGAGCGCATAAGCGCTCGCAAGCGCGGCCTGTTGCTTCTGATTCAGGATATTTGCACCAAATATACACCCCATCGTGCCAACTCCGATTGCGGCGGCCGGAATGTATGCGGGAGCTTCAGCTTTCACAGTTTCAAGAAGCGTGAGCTTCCCCTTACCCTTTTCATCCTGGGCGTCGTCTCTTCGTTTTAGAGCATCCGGAGTTGCCTTGACGGCCATGACCGCCGTCACCACAGTACCAGCAGCACCAAGAATGGTAAGGATCGTGGGAGAAGCTTTTTTAAGCCAATTTCCAAAACTCATCCTTCATTTCCTCCTTCAAATATAAAGATAAGAGAACCTGTTATGGTTCTCTCAACTTGGAAATCATTTGAGCACTCTCAGTTCATCCAGAATGTCGCTCAATCGTTCTCCCGCTTTCTTCCTCGCGTCAATTTCAAGCCATTCCTTATTGGAAAGCTCACGCCGAAGCGCCCAGTAGTGTCCGAGTGACCGGTCATAGCAGTATAGATTCTTTACCGCTTCTTCCTTATTCAGATTCGCACGCTTACCAACAACTTTCACAATTGTTGTAACACCGCCAATCAAAATAGGTGTAAGCACGATAACCGTTTCCTTATTTCTACGCACCCAGTCCTTGCACTCCTGAAACTTCGCGCCAGCCCTCCTTTTCAAGTATTCAAGCTTTGTCTCGTTCGGGTCCGGTACAACGTAAACCTTCATTCGCATTCTCCTTTCCGCTCATGATCTCCATAATAGAGATTGCAGATGTCACGAAGCCTCCTTTCTCTTAACATGGATCTGCAATTCATCACCCTCTACGAACGCCTCAAATTTGTGCGCTTCGGGATCATGAACCAGATCCCCAAGGATAGATTTGCGATCTCCAAACAGCTTTCGCGTACCGAAGAGAAGTCCCAGTTTGCTTTGTTTTTTGCGAGGACGATACTCGGCAAGAGGCGCGATTGGGATTATCGTCGTTTCCTTTGACTCGGAGGCTTCTTCGCGTTCGCATTCCGGCGGAGCAACTTTCTCACGTTGCTTCTCGTTTGCTTTGCGCATAGCATTGTACCGACACTCTTCGCGAGCAACCTCCTGTCCGGCTTGATACGCTAACCGTCCGACAACATACAGAGCGACCGCACCAATCGCTCCCCCGACCAAAGTTTCCGCAATCTTCTTAAACATCTTCATTTTCTCCTTATTTATCATCATGGAAAACAAAAGAGAAAGAGCCTGTTTTCTCTCATCTACAGGCCCCTTATCCCAGATCAACCAATCTTCTCCTCGATTTTATCGAACAAGTAATTGATTCCCCGCACGATTACTCTGAATGCTCTTTTGCATCCTACGATTAGGCATACACCAAGAAACACAAACAGAATAAAACTCAAGAAAGTCATTTTTGTTCCTCCTTCATTTTCCATGATTGTTGTCCATAATAGACCCTGCTTATCTCGCGGAAACATAGAAGACGGAAGAGGCCTCACATTCAGCTTCTCCCGCTTCCTATCAGACCTCCTTGTCCTCAAAATCCTCCATGACCTTTTTTGTCAACTTGATACTAATCTTGCTTACTATCTTCTGATACCATGTAGTGTTCACCAACCAGAGCTGCGCAAAATGCCAAATAGCGTTACCGACAACTATTGCAGCAATGATCATGACAAACGTAGTCCATAACATAGATTCATTCTCCTCTCAAATATCCAGGTTCGGTCATTGATTTCCATAATATAGCTTGTAAATGCCGCGATGTCAGATATCTCTACGGTCGAATACCGTCTCCCATTTTTCCTTTGGAATCGGCTTCATCTTAAGCGCCCACATAATTTGGCGCACTGTCATGGTTGGGTACAGACCATCTGCACTCGGTTGTGACTGCTCCTCAAATAGTTGGCAGAACTTTGGGCTTAAATAGATCGCGTCCGTAAGCCATGGATCGATCTCATTCCACCAAGTTGTTTTTGAAGCCGCATTAAAACGCTGTTGAATAACCGCCAGTCCTTTATTATTTATTTCATACAACGTGCATCTGTTATAGATCGGATGATCACAAATATAAACTCGTCCGTAGCGGTTCATGTACAGATCGGGTTTTGTATAATGATATCGCATGCTTACCTCCACAGGAAAAGGAAGAGCCCTTGCATAGGGCCCTCCGCTCAGTCACCGCTTCCAAGCACAGATTCCTTCCCGGCTAATCATATCCTCGAACTCAATATCCTTCGTGAAATGCGGTTGCATAACCGTATCCAGGAAGTCCTGCTTCAATCCAACCCGATTATCGACAGCGTAAATACGTTTGATATTTGGTTTGCTATCAAACATATACTCCGCAAGGTCGTTCATCGATCGGATCGAAATTCGTCCTTCTCGCAGATACTTGCAATCAACCACATGGTGAAGTTCTTCAAATGCGTACAGATAAACTCGCCTTTCCATAAGATCCCGTCCTTTCGTTGTTTGGTTTCTATAAAGGGGTTTGTAAATGCCGCGTAAAAAAGAAAGAGCCCGTGTATACAACACGAGCCCAATCTTTGGAACTGATATTATCACTTTGGCACAGTTATCATGATACCGACCGATTTTACATTGGATATATCGTAGCTCTCCTGAAGGGCCCTCCCGGCCTCGCCGAGCTTGTCCCACGGCACGTTGCTAATTGACGTATTAAAGTGCTCCGCGTTCTCCCATATCAGATCCACGTCTCCGAGCTGCTTCATTGCTTCGGGGATTCCACACTCCATGGTGGAGTCCTTGGCAATCGTAAACATATCGCTCTTCGTCGGGACGATATAATAATGGTCGCGAAACACCTTGACTCCGACAGTCGCCGCCGCAGCACCACCCGCAGCCAAAAGAACACCCTTCTTGTGCTTCTTTACCCAGTTCTTAATCCTGTCGATGGTCATCTTTCATACCTCCAAATATAGTAACCTTTCGGTTCCATAATAGACCGTGTTGTTAGCGCGTAAAAAGAAAGAGCCCTTGCTTAAGAGCTCTTTTCCTGGACACCGAAGTTCAATCTTTCGACAGAGAGTCAAATACTTCCAGATAATCTTCCGAGAGCGTTCCTTTGCCCGCCGTTAGGCAGTGTTTATGCTCAGATAAATCCTCCATGAGGAAACCGCTCGTAGCCGCCGTCAGCCCGACAATCGCACAGACCTTCTTGTACTTCTCGTCAAACTTGGTTTGACTCTTCCAAGAAGGGATAACCTGTGAAAGTGCGACGTAACTCAGCGCTCCGACTCCGATACCTCCTAGAATTTTCCCGGCATTGTGCACGCCATGGTTCTTGATAAGGATGATCGCTTCTCGTTTGAAATCTCGTAACTTCATACCTGATTCCTCCTATTTGTTATAACCTTTCGGTTCCATAATATGGGCTGTAAACGCCGCGTAAAAAGAAAGAGCCCATGTATCACATACACAGGCCCGTTCCCGAGTTCTCCCTTGCTACTTCTTGAAAAGCCGCAGATGGCTTGACACCCAATTTCCGACCCTTGACGTAAAGCTTCCGGTCTCCTCAAACTTAAGACCCTTACCCATCCAGTACGATGAAACAACGCATGGCACTATAATTGCCACGCCGTCCAGCGCAACCTTAGCGATGCGATCGAACTTACCGTCTTTGAGTTGTTCCCTTTTCAACTCCAATTCTTCTTTGCGGGCGTCAGCGTCACTATCGATCTGCCTCTGCTTCACATTCAATTCCTCGAAGCGAACATAGTTGTCTCTCTCGGCCTGTTCTTCATTCATTCTCTGCTTGTGCAGTTCGGCCAGCTTCAAAAGCTGCCATTTTGCGTCATCGTTGCCTGCCCGAGCTTCGGATATCACTTTGAGCGTTTCCGTATACTCTTCGTCAAGCATCTTTCTGATGTTCTCATCCAACATGCCACATTTCCCCTTTCAGTAAAATATGGAGATTACTCCATAATAGCGGCTGTTATTGACGCGAGTCGATTTTTATTCGGAAAACGACGTACTTCCTGCGAGTCATCTTTTCAGGACCATCATTGAGCTCAAGAAAGAGATATGGTTTATTGCTTTCTTCCTCGTAGTGAATACGAAGCAATCCTCCAAATCGGCACCACATCAAACTCAAAATTGTGAGAACACTTCCGAGAATCACACCACCCAAGAACCACATCTTCATTACCTCCTCGAAAATATGTTATGTATACTCATCACCCACATCTCGAAAAAGAAAGAGCCCGTGTTGGGGGCTCAGTCTTCCTGAATCCGGATTGCTACGAGTCTGTCGACATGAAGTCTCAATCCGTCATTACAGCTATTGAATTCAACGGTTAACTCATGCTTATACTTATCAAATGCGATTTTACCCAAACCTTCACTGATGCGGTACTCGTGAATTGCCGTCGTTCCATGGCCGAAATACGGATGTTCCTCAATAATGATCTTTAACATAGTTTCATCCCCTTTCATTATAGCCCATGAAAATATCGCGAAGCATAAAGAAAGAGCCCGTGTTGGGGGCTCTCGCCTGTCAGTTATCTTTAATCCATTTCGCGATCATCAACGCTCCGACACCGATAAATACTGCTCCTACAATCGCTATCAAATCATTGCTCTCCTTTCTTAGATTAAGATTTCCATAATAGCATTTGCTATTTTCGCGCCTTATCTAGCATCCAGAAGAACCTTCGGTATAGCTGGTAGTATACATCCTTACAGCAAGGGATGTCTAAATGGTCATATCCAAGGCCTTCTGTAACCCCTTTAATCAGATATGAAGATAAATCGAAAGCCGCTCTTTGGGCAGATCGATCAATCATTTCAATTCGTTCCTCAAGCTCCATTCTTTCCTCAACGATTCGCTCAACGGGTTTTGCTATAGACCCGTCTTTAGAAGATCGAATCTCGCCAAGGCTACTTCCGTTCAAATGTCCGTCAAGGGATTTGAGTCGCATCTTCCATTCCGGATACTGCAAACAGAAATGCACCAATTCCAAGTGACGATGCTTCGGTAGCCAATACTCTTTCCGCTTCGATACTTCTGACCTGACCTGCGTTCCCATAGAACCTCCGAAGCTCCATTGTGGAGCAGGGCTCAAGGAGTGGAACGTCGCCCCAAAAATATTACAATTATTTTCCACTCGGGAAAATTTTAGTAAGTGAAAAGAAAAGAGGCACCCTCTTCTTGAAGAAGAAAGTGCCTAATCTGTGTTGCCGATGTCAGATTCTTAATCGAATGGTGTAAAATTGGTGTAGAATGAGGAGAATTGATCTGTCAGAAGCCCGGAAACCATTGAAATATCGGGCTTTTTCAGGATAATGGCTTCATCGTGGGGAAGAGCAGTACGTCGCGGATGGAAGCGGAGTCCGTCAAAAGCATCCCCAGCCGGTCCAGGCCAAAGCCCAGGCCGCCGGTGGGGGGCAGGCCGTACTCCAACGCCGTCACAAAGTCCTCGTCAACGGACGCGTTTGCACCTTGCGCGCGCTTGGCGGCAACCTGCTTTTCAAACCGTTCACGCTGGTCGATGGG